TTGGAAAACCAACTTTTTACCACCTCAACCACATTTTTTTTCTTTGGTTTGCTTTTGATAAAGGTTGTAGAATCTGCATCTTTCTTTGGTCCCCACCCTGCCCTTTTTGCACATTGCTCGGCATCCTGTTTGTTTTTATAACCTTCGGCACTAACAAACAGGATGTTTCCATTTTTATCCATCGCCTTCCAGCGATATTCACTTTTCTTATCTAAATAAAATTCCCAAATTGCTTTTTTCATTTTCTCTCCTTGCTGTTTATACTTTAATTATCTATCTTTTACCACCCGGTCGCATTATACCGTTTCTGGGCTCCTGATTAGGCCCTCTGTTTTTAGAAAAATATTTTTCAGCATCATGTATAAACTGAAAACTTAGCGCTCGGCGTTTATTTTTTATCATAAACCTTGGATTTCTTTCACCACATCTTGTGCATGCTGAATCAAAAACGTAATACGTTGGACAATCCTCTAGTGGCCATGTCCAGCCGATGCATTTTTTTAGCTTTATTTTATGCTTGCATTTAATGCGAGCGATAACATTTTTTGGTTTTTTTATCTTCTCTATCTCGGTTATTTTGCTTCTGTAAGGCCCTGAGCCATGCCTGCTATTAACCGTTTCGATCATTGGTGTGTCTTTACACCATTCCCTGTAAATCATCTGTGGTCTAAGTATTGAAACCCAGGCGAATGCGCACGTCCCAAAAGAAATCCCGGCAATACAAAAAATAAGCATCCCCATGTTCTAACCCTCTTCTTTATAGAATTTTTTGAACGTTTCTTCGAACTTGTCACGACACTGCTTAACTTCGTCCTGGGGAATTTCTGGCAAGTTCATTTTTTCGCTTAACCCAGTTGACATATAAGCCTGAAATTCATCTTCGATTACTGACTTATGATAACCCATTTCTACAAGAACGTCCGAAATAGTCTTTACAAGGTCTTTCGGAGCTTCTCTAAGGTTCGCACTCTGCTCCTCTTTGTATTCTGCATCAAGGTAAAATAAAGCATGAGCAATTTCATGTTTCATTACGCTTGATTTTTCGTCAAGACACCCAATAAGATAATACTCTCCATCATGAGTGGCTTCGATCAGGTTTTTTACCTGCCACATAGTTCTATCATAATTGTTTGGATCAAGAATGTAGCCAGGTTTGGAAGGGTTATCAGGTCGGTAATGAGGGTTGTGGCCATACAAAGAGCGAATAGTCTTGCTAGGAACATTAAACCCACTCCAATCCCCTGGATATGTGAAAGTGCCATCACCGTGCTCTCTGGAATACCAGTCCATGTATTCAACAATTGTAAACCAGGAGTCTTTATAGACAGGCGATTCATAATACTCTTGCAGCCTTAAAAAGTGCATACAGAGGTCGTACCTGTCTTTAAAAGTTAGAAAGAAAATTCCTTTTTTGTGAATTTTTTCAAGCTTTTTCATATACAAATATTATATCTTAAAGAGCGGCGGAAATAAATCTTAAATAAAATCTATTGTAATCATAGCATTGTTCAATAAATGTTTGTTCGTTACAACAATAGCTGTCGGATCATCGGCCAAGACAGGCTTCGCCAAGCCAAGGGTTGTGTTTAGGTAATGAGCCGGAGTTTTTGGCCTTGGCCAGTAATCTATAAGCCACAAAGACGAGCCGCTGGGCGTTGTCTGTCACAAGGTATTTACACCTATACACATTAATAATAGAAAAATCAAAACAAAATTCTGGTTCTCCTGACAAAATAAATGTGGTGCCTTCTTTCAGTAGTATGTCTGTTCTGCTAATAGTTTCACTGGGGTCTGCAACCAAACGACCTGGAAGATTAATGCCTATTTTATCAATATTATACGGAGCCGCTCTAAGGTTTCTATTGTTTAATAAATTGCCAAGATTTACAATATACAAACTATAAAATTTTGTTCTAGGGATTGTAACAATCGGCAAAATATTTTGTTTATCTTCACTTAACATTGTTTTAAATTATCGAAAAACAATGATTTATTGACAATAATATGAAGAACCTCTGGTTTGCAGCTTACTGGCAGATCGGCAACCACAACTGATGGATTGCTAACCAAAACTTTTATCGAATAAAAACTATCGCCTTGCTCTACCAGTTCTGCAATGGCCTTCGCCCAATTAGAATGCTGGTAAATATTCCCAAAAGGGTTTGGTTCATCCAATATAAGAAATGTTGCGCCCTGGTAAAATATTTTCATTTCGCCATCGAACAAAGAGCGTTCTTCGGCCAAAGCAAGAGGATTTACGTTCGAAATTTCATCAGGGTTTTTAAATGTCTGCACAAAAAACGCACCCATAGCATCCGAATGCACCCAGAGCTGACCTTTTCTTATGACCGACTTTAGCTCTGGCATTTCATATCAAACTCAGTAGCGGCTAGTGGAGTATCCATCATGGAAGTTCATTTTTAAATGTTTGTAAAATTTTTGCAATTTTTTTATATCTTTCCAAAGTTAAGTATTGAACAAGTAACGCCAATTGCATACGTCTTCGTCGACGCCTAAATCTTTCTGTTTGGGTTGTTTTGGAGCGGATTTTCATTGTTTAAGCTTTTTAAGCTTTCTAGTAACTTTATTTACCTTTGAATTCAGGTCTGGTCCGACAACCAGGCAAACAATTGGATTGTTGGACTTGCGTTTGAAAGCACGTTCAACGCCATACGGAAGCCCTTCTTTCTTACACTTTTCTATTATTTGATCAAAATCTTCATTGTCTATAACTGTTTTAATTGAGCACTTCGGGAGTGACGCCTTCAAAGGTTTTCGATACTGATTTGACATATCTAGTAAAAAATACCATTCGGATTCAACCCTTAGTAATGCATGTGCAGCGGCTTCGACCATTTTTTCGACGGGCATGTCGTTATCCTGCTGAAAAATGATTACTGTCTTTAATGGTTCGTTGAGGTTCATAGAAGTAGGCTTTGATATTCGTAATAGGTTTTGTTGGCCTGAATGGCCTGCTTGAAATTTCTCTTATCAACGATTAAATATGGGAGCACTTTGGATTTTTGACAAAACGCTCTTTCGAGCACTGTTCCTTCTACCAAGATTTTAAAAATGACCATATTTGGCACACTCTCCTGCCCGTGAAGACGATCAAAATAAAACTTTCGTTTACATATTTCAAGGAGTAAGGCAGGCTGATAAATCATTGTACGATCTTTTTTCGAGTCCGATAATTTCTTTATGAAGCTCGACATTCCCATCTGCGTCCCTTGGATGTTGATGCAAAAATCAACAAACCATCTATGATTCAGCAAAAGTAGGTCGCCCGGCTTATACGCTTCGATTAAAGTCATCTTCTTCCTGGTGGTAAAATTACCTCTTTAGAGAGCGGCGACGCCGTTGACGTGATATAAGATAAATAAGCTACATGATTGCCCGGAGCATAAACTTTGATTAGCCGAATGCCCTCCAGTTCAAAATATCTTTTGTTTTTTTGGCCCAGGGCAGGGTTAGACCAGAAATTTATTAAATCGTCAGCCATTGAAATAAACCAGGTTTGATCGCACTGTGCGTATTCGTATAGTCGAATATTATTCTCATTGATCCATAACGTCTTAATCAGGTCTACTGTATTTGAATTGAAATTTAGGTCGCACTCGGTGAGTAGTTTATTAGTTTTTGCGTATGAATATACACAATATTTCATATCCTCTTTAAGTGAAAAGGCCGCTCCTGTTTTTAAGTTGTTATTAAAAAACTCATGGCCCTCTTTTATATTCGAAAGGAAGGGGTATAGTAAATTTAATGTTTTCTCTCTTGGTAGCATTATCTAAATTAGCTTTTTTCGCTCTCAAAAACTTCCTGTAGTTCGCAGAGCTTTTCTATTTGCCCTTGGTTTAAAGAATTTTTATTTAATATTTCTGGGGTGAACTTCACAACCTGCCTTCCTCGCTGACCTGTTTTTAGGTCTACAAATCCATGCTTTTCAATATTCTTCACAGGGCAATTTGCAATTCCGTTCTCAACCTCAACCTCCAAATCCCCTACGCCATCAAGCAGCGTGGGGACGACGACCCGACCGCCGAGAATTGATTTTATCACAGGAACTTCCACAGTTATATGAAGGTCATTCCCTTTTCTGGTAAATCTTAAGTCCTGTTTGGTCTTCACCAAAACAAAAAGATTACCATTAGGGCCTGAATTCGCACCCTCCTCACCCATGCCCTCAGCCCTTAGCACATTACCATCAGCAATTCCTGGCGGAATTTTTAGATTAGTTTCTTCGGTTTCTCGTATAAAGCCTTTCCCGTTACAAGGCTCACATGGCTTAACAACAACCTTTCCCCGTTGGGCACAACGTGAACAAGGAGTTTCTATTTGCATCCTGCCGGATACGGCTACACAGCGACCAACGCCATTGCATTGCGGGCAAATTTCTTCGCTTCCCGATGCTTTGCTCGCTCTTGATCCTTTACAGGACCGGCACGTTTTATTTTTAATGAGTTTTATTTTTCTAGTTGCGCCATTCATTGCATCCCATAAGGAAATTTCCAACTCCTTCTGGATATCTTTTCCCTTCTGCTTTCGTTGTGTGTGGTGCCGGTGGGCCTGCTGGACGAATGGTGCGTTTCTAAAGAACGTATCAAAAATGTCGTTACCCCAAGGACTTGAAGAATTTCCGTTTGCGAATGGATTAAAGCCTGCACTTGGGTTGTCATAGGTTTTGCGCTTTGCATCATCACTTAAAGTTTGATAAGCTTCGGAAATTTTCTTGAATAACTTCTCGGCATCGGCCTTGTTATCCGGATTCCGATCAGGGTGGTGTTTTAGTGCAAGCTTTCGAAAAGCTTTCTTGATTTCCTCTTTGGTTGCAGATCTTTCAACGCCTAAAACTTTATAATAATCCTGGTTCATCTATTGGATAGTGTAGTGCATCGACTGTCAATTGTGAACCTCTCAGGAGGTAAATTTAGAACCCTTGTGAAGTTGCTTGTATCTATCAACAGCGTTGAGAGCCTCTTTCAGCCCGCAGTTAGTTCTACCTCTTACTAATTTGATAGCAGCAATGCGGTTCCCCGTCAGGATTAACTCCACCTCTTTTTTGGTAAAATAGGCAGAAGTCAAGGATAGTATTTTCGTCATCCCTTTTGGGAGGAACTTTATTGTGATTTCACCCGAAGTAAAATCTGCCGAAACCACTTGGATACGCTCCGTTGCATCAAAGAATGTTATTCTATCTAATATTTCCTGATGTCCGGCTTTGTCCGAAGGTAAAGCCATAATAATACGCTCAGTTTCAAAATTAACGAAAGCGACTCGGACTCCCTCGATTTTTGAAACCTCTTCAATGTCGTCCATCATTGTATGTTGATACGGCATTGTCTCCAATTCAGCTTCCATTATGTTCCTTGTTTCCTTTCGACGGGACGCACTGTGTTTCATATACTATATTACAGCATCGTACAAAGAATATAAACAGGTTTTCAACCTTGGCAGCCTGATTTACCAACCAAGATAAATAAGTTTAAAACCACCCTTTTTTGTGCGAAACTTAGCAAACAGCCACATAGATGGAAAACACATTAACATGATTGACATATTTGAATGTTGGCACTGCAAAAAGAAGATTAACCATAGCAATGAGAAATTTTTCTTTTGGTGTGGCGAAACCTGTCAGGATCAATACAGCAAAGGTGCTGTTAGCCGCAATAAAAAGTTTATAGCCTGGTCTAATTTCATGTGCGGAGAGGGGCCGTGCCCCAAAAGCATGCGACATCTTCTGCCGGTCGAGGAAGAAGCAACCCCGGAGCCGATTGTAGAAGATAAAAACTCCAGCAAGAAATGCGGCGTTTGTGGTGAGGTTGGTCACGACGGCAGAGCTTGCCCTACAAAGAAAAAGGCCAAAGTAGCCGACGGCCCAGGCCGTACAGCAAGCAAAGACCGAAGAAAAGTCTCAACGAAGCGTGCGACGAAATCGAAGAAGGAATTTGCAAAGCCAAAAGTGCGTCGGAAAACAAGAAAGAAAAGAAAATGAATAAATTTAAGTTTGCCAATCCAGCATCCAGAAGGAGAAAGCGGCCTGTACGTTGGCGAACAGCAAAGGCTAAGCGCACGACGTGGAGGAAATACACAGCCGAGATAGAGCTTGTAAAAAAACTAAGAGAGTTAGCTGACCAACTTTCGATTTATGCTGAAAACACGAAAGTGACTGTTGGTTTATCAGCAACAACAATTGAAAATCTAGTAACTAGAATTGAAAATTTAGAATCCGCAAAGACAGATTCTGATCGTAGTAAAAAACATTAAAGCAAAACAAACAAACAAACAAACAAACAAACAAACAAACAAATAGGAGCGCAAAAATGGCACATTATAATCTAAGCGAAGAACAAGAACAATTTATCGAAGAGGCAGAATCTCACAAGCTAAAAGTTGAATATAATTATAATAACAATTTTACAAAAGGCCGAAACTGCCCAGCTGTAAGAGTTAATAGCCTTAAGGGTCAATCTTTCAATGGCAAAAGTATTCAGTGGGACAAAGACGAATCCGGGTTTGTAATTTATGCGCCATTTTGATCTTCCTCAATAGGTAAAGTGAGTATTTCGATTAAGGGCGGTGTGAGATTTCCTGCTGGGAAACTTCACCTTGCAATAAAATATATTGATGACGCTCTTGTTGCTGCGACGTATTCTGCATACTTCAAGCCAATGCTAAGGCAGTACGCAACAGCGAAGCAAAAACAAAGCAATGTAGAACAAATAATTTACAATTATAGAAAAGTACATATTCTAAAACTAAGAATTAATATTGATTCGGGTTTTAGGGCGTGGGCGTCTCCAGATGGAATGATTTACACAAGCCTGTACGGCCCAAACATTATTATCAAGTCGGTAATAAATCAAAAAAATAAGCCTGACTGGTTTGAGGAATATTGCTACTGGGATCTACCTGGCAAACCCGAAGGCACAACACAAAAGAAGTGGGCTGAGCGAAAGCAGAACTGGCAGACATCAGGTGCGCTCGGGGATGATGTACTGTCCTTGTTTGAATCATTCGTTTTCCACGATTCTGTTTCGTTTGCGAGCTTTTCCGAGTGCTACTTGCTTGCCAAGCGAATAAAAAAGATTGTTAAGTAACCTATAAAGAAAACAGCAGGCTGATTGTTTTTACTTGCTCTAGGCGTTCAAGAGCAATTTGCCTCATTGGCCCATTTTTAAGCTTTCCTCTATTTTGAACACACATCATGTAGGCTCGTCGAGCCCAGTCATGATAAAGTTCTAAAATGGCAGGCAGTTTTAACTTTTTGTTTTTAATTTTACTAAACTCAAACGGCATCGCAAAATCAATATTATAAACATGGTTTTTAGACTTAATATCACCTCTCAGTTCTTTAAAAAGAATTGATTCGGTTGCCTGAATTAAATCGTTGATTGCTTCGATTTCCATCGTTAAGCTAGTCATTTGTTTATCTGAATATGCCATTATTTTATGACTCAAATACAATGCTTTCGACTTCAAAGTCGACCTCGGTGACGCCAGGTCGTCGGTCTGATTCTTTTTCGTCTGCGCCGGGCATGTCTATTGATATATGCAAAGGAATTGGCTCGAAAGGTTTCTTATGGCTTTCGCTGCGGGCCTTGTCCCTAAGCCATTTCCAAAATCCTTGATTTTCTTCAGAGTCCATGTTTCCTCATAATATAAATAGAGTACCGTGGAAAGCAATTCTTTGACTAATGGAATAAATAAAATATGTCAGGATAAATGCTAAATTTTACACTTCAATTCACTATTTAAAGATTCTCTCACACCTTTTTGGTTTATTATCGAAAATAGCGCATAAGGTTTTGTTTTTCTTCGGAGTCGTCTCGGTTCATCAGAAATTGGCTTGAAAATAAGGTAATCGTCGATTTTATTTACCGTCGGTGTGTCTTTATTTCCCAAAGCTTCTTTCCTTGCTCGAATAAAATCTTGCTGGCCTGGTTCTCCCTTGCCGATTTCCATATTCTCAAACCAAACGCAGACCTTAAAATAACTAAAAACACCACCTTCTTTGCTGTCCGGGCAACTAAGATTGTAGGTTTTTGTTTCTTTTCTTTTTCTTGTCATTTTATTCATTATAACATCAACATACCTAGAACACCACCATATTATAAAATATTATTCTAACTGTCTTCCGGGTAGCAGTTTATAGGAATCCATACGCCCTTAATGAATTCTTCGCCGACAATCTTGAGCTTAACGTATTCGTTATTAATCTGCTTAGCAAATTTAGTCATTTGCTTTAACTTCCTATCAAAAGCTTTTTTGTTATCAAAAAGCTTGCGATCATCCTTTTTGTATTCAGAAAATCGATCAGGCATTACAACACCAGCCGATTTCCACTGCCGAATTCGAAAAACTCTATCCATACTTAAAGTATTTGCAACCTGTTAGCAAATGTATTTCGTTGAAATCATTGAATAAATTCATCGACGATACGGCCATGAGGATGGCTTGTGCTGGGTTTTATATAAAATGGTTGCGTGGCGGACTGTAATAAATAAATTTCCTAGAAAGAGCCCGACGGGCCGGCCTTTTGAGCCTTCTTTACGGAACTGGCCGCCCCGGTCCCGCCTTGCGGCGGGTTATTTACAAAGCTCTGAAAGGCTTCTTCCCGCCCGTTAGGTTCTTCGATTTTTCTCGATTTCCCACACCTGGAGCATTTGCTCACAGTAAAAAAAGTCCCCAACCACTTTGGACCATGAACCATATATCGTGTAACACGATGATTTGGGTTTTTAACATACCCGGCCAATCTATTCTTTTTAGTGTGGAGGTGTTTGCAGAATAATTGTTTTTGAATTTTTTTTATCTTTTCAAACATTTTTATTTTCTATTGGCCTAATCTCTTAGTTTCTTATTTCGGAAGTAGATTATCCCCCTTGATAAATCATATGGGCTGACCTTCACCTTTACATTGTCGCCAATAAGCAATTTAATTCTATTTTTCCGAAGTTTGCCTGCGATGGTGCATAAGATTATCATTGCCTTCTTATCTTCCTGTTCTTGGTCTATTTCAACCTGGAATATGCCTTTTGTGCTACTTACAATAACACCTTCTATTTCTATATGATCCGAACTCACTACTCCTCCTTCTTTCTTTTCTCTAGGATGTCAAAAATCTTTTCTTTAATATTTAAAGAAATTTGCTCTCTTTCAAAGCCGCCGACACCGTAGACCATGGCTATTTTTTCACGGAAACAATACTCTCTTTCTGGAGTGTTCCTTGTTCCCCGCTCGCCGCCGTTGACGAAGACGTCTGGCTTTATTTTTTCCAAGGCGGATATAACTGTTCCATCTGTATCGTCAACCGAGACTACACCGTGCACACTCTTCAACTCCAGCAAAACTTCTTTTCTGCTTTCGAACGACTCTAGTAAGTATCCTTTTTTTCTATAAATCCACTCATCAGAATTTAAAATAACAATAACTTTACCAAAATTTCTTGCGCCGACCAGCATTTTGACATGCCCCGAATGTAGTGGATCAAAGCCGCCAGATACGGCAACGATTCTATTTTCTATTTTTGTTTCATTTGTCATCGCAATAATTTAACCATTTGAAATATTTGTTTTCACATTTTGGACATTTTGTTGAGTGCCCAGAAAAAGCACTTTCAGACCAGATATTCCCACATCCCCTTGGCTGCTCAGCGCCACCAAGGCATTTATATAAAAACTTCCCTGCTTTGGTTGCTTTGTCAATTTTCTTAGAGAGTAGCCTCTTTTCCAAGAGCGAGCCCGCACTGTTTTTATTATTCATATTTATTTCCTTGCACTGAATACCAACTCTCTTCCCTCGGGCCAGTCTCTTCTGTAGCGCAATAGTGCTTGTTCTTTTGCTTTGGCCTCAATCATTACGTCGATATTTTTACCATAGGTGTCAATGAAGTTATACAGGTAATCGGAATGAGCGTTCGGACGGTTGTAATCCGTACCGTCCGCATTTCTTTTTGTTTCGCTGTAATGGACAGCAGGGGTTATGTTCCCCCAGGTTTCTAATGCAACACACAAGGCCTCTTCTTGACTTTCACCATCATTTCTGAAATTCCAATGATGATAATCAAAAACAATTGGAATGCCAATTTTTTCATATACCCCATTATAAAGGTCTTTCACCGAATACAGGCTGGGTTTATCATCATTTTCAACTGTTAGCCTTGATTTCACCGAGCTAGGTAACCTATCAAAATTGCGACAAAAATCATTTAAAGCTTTTGATTTATCATCGTATGCAGCGCCGACATGGATATTGATTTTGTTATATGGCGTCCTTGACAATCCCATAAGATCAAAAACTTTACCATGAATTTCTAAGTCAGTAATTGTGTTTTTCACAACTCGTTCTGCGGGCGAACATAGCTTGTTAAACGGACCAGGATGAAACGTGATACGATGGTTGTTTTTCGTAGCAAAATCCCCAGCACGTTTTAAAGCAGCGGATATGGCCTCAATATCTGGCATATTGCTAATATCGTATTCGCTCGCCCAAGGAAATATTTCGCTAGAGATTCTAAAGAATTTAATGCCGTGGTTTTCGTTCCAGTGTAATATTTTTTCCAAATCTGTTACATTTTTTAATGTAAGCTCGGAAGCATATGCAATGCCTCGCTCCATGAACGTTCTTTTGATCATTGAGCGATTAGTGGTGACCCGGTGCTTCTTTGGGCCGGAGCTTAATTCCATATTTATACAGGCGTAACCTAGATTCATTATTTTACCAACCTTTATAATAGAATATCATATTTTTTGCCATATATAAACAACCAATATTCTTCTAATATCATTCCCCTAGTATTTCCCTAAGCTCTTTATACCGGCCTACTTCTCCATGCATTGCACAATTACCGGAAATAGCCCAGACTCGTTCTTTTTCTGGCTTTCCTGGCCAATGGCGGTATCCGTCACCGTGATGATTATCAATTACCGGGCATTTGCAGCCGAGGACAAGAGCGGATAAACTACCTGGGTTATGTTCATTTTTGATTGTTGCATGTTTCGTCCGGCATCGCTCGACTTTCGGCAGTGTAATCCGTTTTGTCATTTTCTCTTTCTTTTTAAACGGCTCAAACATTTCCCATCTCCTATTTTATAACCCTAAATGTTAGATTTAATCTTGGCTCCGTCGCCTTGGATGTCTTTGGGATTTTATGAACCCAATACTTCTGGGCCTGACCGCCCATGACCAATACGTCACCTTGTCCTAACATAATCGTCATTTTTTGCTTTGTTTGTTTGTTTTTTAGAATAAACCTTCTCTCGTACCCAAAAGTGACCGAGGCGATCAATACGTTTTTTTCAGTTGGTCCAAGCATGCTTTCGTCGTCCGAATGCCAATTTATACTGTCACCCCCATCTCTATAATAATTGCATAAAACTGAATTTAAGACAGGCTTTTCTTGTCCAAAGCCAGGGAGGTGCGAAAATGAATTTTCAATTTCATTTCTAATTTTTAGAATTGATGGTGGCATCTTTTTCGGGACATTGACAGTTCCAGAATATTTATATTCTTTTTCACCATACCATGCCGTCAGTCTTGGCATTAATATTTTCTTCCCGTAGAAAAAAAGCTCTTGCTGGCTTAGATCTTTTACGCTGTCTTTATAAACCTGACTCAATAGCTTTTCGTCCTTAAAAAAGCCTGCGGCGAAGCATATCCAACAATCATTTTCCAGGTCTATGAGTTTCATATTGTATTTCCCCACACATCAAACGGTCTTCAAAGGGCTGACAATAGCTCGACGAGGATGCAAGTTGCTCCGATTATAGATGCAAAGCCTAGCACACAGAAAACAGCCATCCAAACTGACAGTCGAAACATGAAGTCCCCAATTGATATTAGGCTATCGGAAATTTTATTACGGTTGTTCATTTTCTATCCTTCGTTATTTTAAAGTTGATCTTGAAATTTGTGTCTAATAATTTGGTCTTTAGTCTCTTCGAGGTTTCCCGGCCTCGTTACCCCATAATGAAAATTATCAATCGTGTAATATGCCCGTTTGATTCCATAGCTTTTTATTGCAAGTTCGCAAATTGGACAAGGCCGAGCCATCCCAAGTTCTCCTGAAGATTTAATTCTGGTAACATATATTTTTGATTTTCGCAAATCATTTTTTGTTCGTGCCGCACAAATTGCGTCGAGTTCTGCGTGTGCTGACAAGCAGCAATCTCTTTCGCCTCGGGCCAAGTCTGCAAAGTGCTCAACAAATGCGTTTGTAGATCTTTTGTTATGCCCAACACTTAAAATGTTTCCACCCTTAACGATGATTGCACATAAATTATATTCCAGCCCAGAATCAAAGTTGTATTCGTGGGCAAATTTACGTGCGTTTTTTAGATGCTTTATCATGCTTTCCTGGCTGGGTACTATACTATATCATAACACAATAAACATGGCAAATAAACCATAATAAAACCCTGCCAGGGTAGGGTACTGGCAGGGTTCAACTCGACGGAGGTCGAGCAACGATAGAAGGGAAGGCCTATCGTTTAATTTCTATATTCCAACCTATCTTTAATCGAGGCGACCGCCTCGGTCGTTTGGTCCAGGTTTGCTGGTTCCATCCAGGTCGTCGACCAAAGACTGCCAAGCATTTGATGTTCCTCTGGTTCAAGAAAAGGCGACAATTGACGGAACACCGCAGCGAGTTCATTCCAACTGGAGTGGGTATAGCCCTGGAGTACACCCTTCTCATACAAGTCAAGCAATTTATATATGTGTTTCATAGTCCTAGTCTTGTTTCTTTCCGTCCTCCGTTTATGTCGGGAGACTTTACTGTCATTGTTTTTATCTTGCTCATCGCTCATTATATTACCTTCCTTAGAATTTTCTGCCTACCGTGACATGCGAACTATTTATTTAAGATAGCATCAAGTGTTTGAATTGTAAACTCTATTTGATAATTTCGATAATGTTCATTGGGTCATCTGCATTAAAAGAAATTTCAAAAATTTCTGTATTCCCTAGAAGTTGCAAATTGCAATCAAACCACGTCGAGGAACCTGCCAGCATCGGCGTAAAATGTTTTACAAAAGTCTTTTTTACTAAAAGATAAATCTGCTCGTAGTCAAACCACAGGGCGTCGCTTTTATGTGGGCGCTTGGCCCAAATAAAAGTATTGTATTTCTTGCAACCATGCATGCTGATTTTTATTAACATCCCTTTATGCAAAACAACATCAGGGTTGATTTCAGCGAATGTATTGTTTGTATTTTTCACAGTTATCAACAATTTCGAAATAACTACTCGGGGGCAGGGTGCTATAAATAAAACAAGGTGTAGTGCCTTTTAGGAAATTTACTATGTGCCAGTCCTCTTTGCGGCCATCTGCGGCAAGAGCGTTCAGAATTAAATCTTCAGAAAGTAAAAATATTACCTCCCCTTCTTCAACGAAAAGTTCTCTCAATGTTTTTCTATTCTCAAAAGGATTGTTTTGTTCATTTGAATAATTGAAAGGAATTGCCGTGCAAACAAACCCTCTGGAGACAGCAAGAACGCCTGGTTTGACTTTACAGTCCCGTCCCATCAATTTCCAAATGCCTATAGTCGACCTCAACAGCAAGCTCGCCATGCTCGGCCTTTTCCGTTGCAACAAACCCGAAATCAACCGCATGAATCCGTGCGTCATAAAACTTCCACACCGAAACAACTTTGTTGGTTTCCAAATCCTTGAATGCTATTTCAAATTTCTTGAAACCATCATTGGCAGCTTTTAAGATTTTTGAATAAATTTGGCTCATGTGATCGGCCTCATAACCGAGGAGCAGGAGGCCTTTTTCTTTGTATCCTAACCCATTGTTGAAAACGAATTTAGGAAGCACAATGCTCCTCGGTTGAACATCCAAACCTGGAGCTATCAACTCAAAGTTGTCAGACAGGGTAGGATCTTGATCTTCTGGTTCAACATGCTGTGGCAGCTGTGAAGTATGTCCGGCCTCGATTGGGCGTTCGAAGACTTCTTCCTTATGATAATCGTGTTCTTTGTTCATTCTTTACCTTTTAGTTTAGATTCTTTTTATTTTATTTGCAGGTCTTAGACGTAAACGCTGGACTCTACTCCAGTGTTTTTAATTTCAATAATTCTATCAGCTACCTCTTTAACGGCTGTGATATGCGAGATTACCAATATTGTTTTGAAATAACCTCTCAAAAAAGAAAGTATTTCCATACAGCTTTGCATATTTTCTTCATCAAGTGCGCCGAAACCTTCATCTAAAATTAGTATATCAGATTTAGGCAAAGATGATAAGTTGATTAGTGCAACTCTCAAAGCCATGCTGGCAATAGTTTTTTCCATTCCAGAAGCCAACTCAATTATTCTGCTGCTATGTCCGTCTTTGATATAAACGTCCATAACATTTGAACTTACATCGGTTTCAAGGTCAATTCTAAAATCAACAACGCTGTCAAGTATTTTTTCTAGCTCTTGATTAATCGCTGGCAGCTGTGATTTCAAAACCATTGCAGGAATCCCGGTTTTCGAAAAAGCCGAAGAGATTGAATCATAAATCTTTAGTTTTTTAAGAATAGACTTTGTTTCTTTTTCTTCTTCCAAAAATTGTTTAAGTTGTTCTTTTTTGCCGCCAAGGTCAACCCAAATCTTCTGTTTTTTATTTTCAAGGTCTTGTATTGAGCTTCGAACCTGGGTGATCGACGCCTTCTTTCTTTCGAATTCCTCACCCTCCAATACATCAACAGTTTTTTGAAGTGCTGCCAGATCTTTTTTGAGCTTGACGACCTCGGCCTTGGTGATTGTAATCTGCGCACGAATATTATCTCTACCAATTCGCAGCGACGCAAGCTTTGATTCGAGAACATATTTTTCTTTTTCTAGTTTGTTGTATTTCTCAATGTTTTCTTTGATATTTTTTGAGACATACTTTTCAAGGGATTTTTCGTTGTTTTGGTACTGCTCACTTAGCTTATTAACTAACTCCTCCTGCTTTGCACTTTTTTTCTTATCACGGTGTGCATCTTTAATATAGTGGCAGCTCGGAAATTCATCCCCACAAGGAACAACTGTTAGTTTTTTAATGTTTTTCTTTTGGTTTTGGAGCAGCAACTCCTCGGAATTTAATTCATGCCTAAGATCATTGACTGCTGACTTCAGCGATTCGAACTTCGTCAAATCACTTTTTAGATTTTCAATATCAATTTTCGATTTATCCGACTTTGTAGTTTTTAGCCTTTCGCCAATCTCCAAAATTTCGCTTCGGATTTCTTCGAGTTCATTCTTTTTATTTTCGTGGTCTTCTTCTAAAGACTTTATCTTAGCCTTGGCCTTGTTGAGATGTGCCAGATCAACATTGGCCGCATTTTGCTCATGTTGCATCATCCACAGTTTGTATTCGTCCTTTTTACCACGAGCTTTTTCAATTTTTTCACCCAGTACGCTAAGGTCGGTCTCATGTTTGATTATTTGTGTCCGGGCGGTTTCGGCAATCTGCTTTATTGACTCTGGTGACAATGCCTTGCCTTTGGCATTTAGAACATTATAGTCTTCTTTACAAAGATAATAGAGTTTTTCAAAAATATCCAACTCTAAGAACCTCGAAAGAATTTTCTTCCTTTCTGTTGGCCCTTCTTTAATAAACGAGTCTATCGAACCTTGCGAGGAAAACGCCGTCATTAGAAAGTCGCTCGCCGTTCCGATGAGCTTGCGAATTTCCTTGTCAGTATCGTCTCGGCTAATCGAGTTCATTGGTATTCTTTTCTCACATCCTTCTGCCTCATCCCAGGCAACTTTCCAAAAATCTACAGACGTGGTGGTTTTGTCATTTGGAACTTTTGTGGATGTTTTTTTAGGAATAACACGTTCTGTTCGACGCTCAATAATATATTCTACATCGTCCAACGAAAGGCGAACCGAGCCCTTGCCATATGATTTATTTGCGTTAATAATGTGAGCATTTTTACGTGGTCCCCGATCTGTCGTGTTGAACAATATAAACATAAGTGCTCCGACAATAGAGGATTTGCCTAATTTATTGGCGCCGAAGATTCCAACAACACCTTCCAGGTCTGTAAAATCTATTTTGTTGTTTTCTCCATAGCGAAACAGATTATCAAACTCCATTGACTTGATTACCCACTTCTTTTCTCCTAGCGGTGGATCGTCACTGTGGAATGCCGTTTTTGCTACATGACCTCGAATTATTGCTTCTGCTTCGTCGAGTTGTGCGGTATCAAAATTATAATTTGAAGCATGGGCTTTTATGTACTCAAGGTACAACCCAACAATAGCATCCGGGTCTTGCTTGAGGCCCTTTTTAGATATTTTTAGGTTATTGGATTCAATATGATCCATCCTAGAAACTAAATCGTATTTAAAGGTAACCTCAGCTGCCTTATGCGTCTCTTTTAGGCTGTGAGTTAGCTTGCGCAATTGCGGACTGGGAATTGCGTAGGATGAAGAAACCCTGAATCTCGAACCAGGAAAGAAAGCCTTCGTTCCCCGGCTTTCGATGATTTTACCAACCGTGGCCTCAGCGGTACCTTCCCAACCGACGGTTAAAAACGGACTAAAGTTTTCCAGTTCCTTAAACTTAACATCCCAATCTTCCTTTGATTTAATGTCCCAGACGAGGTAGCCTTTTGTTTCCCCTTCACCAAAGTTTTGTTGAATTAGTGAGCCTGGGTAACCCATACAAGGCTTTTCTTCACCATTCTTATCCGGTCGCCCGGCAAGAAATTGTTGATTGTGAATATCTCCTAGAAAAGTAAAATCAAAACCATTAAAGTCTTTTATCTTTGCCTCGCAGTTTTCCAACGGAAGGGCAAAGTTATTTTCAAATTTTGTACTTTGAACTGCACCATGGAATAAGGCGATATTTAAAGCACCCTTAATTGGCTTTAGTTTGTCCCAATTTTTCTTGTCAAATGGTGAGAAGACTCCGAAGTAAGCATCGAAGGGAAATTCTTCGATTTTAAACATTTCAGATTTCCGAAGAATTCTGGCATTTGGGTGTGCGATTGCAGTATGAATCGGCGTGATTATATCTTGGCGGCCTAGATTGGTGAGGTTACCATCGTGATTTCCAAGGATTGAATACGTGGGAGCAATTTCTGCCAACCCACGAAACATCCAAGATAACCTTTCAACGATTTCCGGTGAGATTCCCTGCGTTTTTGTATGGAAAGTGTCGCCGCAGTTAACAATAATATCTGGCTTAATCTCACGCAAATCCTTAAAAAGTTGTTCAAAGGCTTTTGTGTATTCTCCGTGGCGACTAATACCTCGCCAATGTATATCACTAATTTGACAAATCTTCATACGGTGTTCATTTCTTTCAATAGCTTTCCAGTTTTTCTCTCCAAGGGTGTTCTGATGGCAACACCGTTCTCTTTTAGTCTTGAAGAAATTGTTACACTTGAGCGCACGAACATTTTAGCTATTTCGGTCGTACTTTTACGCTCCGTCGAATACAGTCGACGGAGATGTTCGGCTGGTATTGGTATTTTTATATTTTTTATCATTTTTTATACTATTGAAGCAATTTTTCTTCGTAGGCGATAACTCGCTGAATATACCTTAGCTGATTCTAGCAGATCATTAAACTCATTTTGACACAGGTCGCCAACGTCCCTGTCTTTGTTTTTATATTCAACAATTTTTACATCAACGTCGAACTCGGAAAACCTTTTTGCAAGATAAAGCTGTTTGTTTTGTGCTTTTTTTTCAGGATCAAAAGCCAAAACTACCGGAGTTTTGTTCATTATAATTTTTTGCATTAAGGTATATTCTAGCGTCAGCTCCGACCCGAGCAGGCAGGTTGCATTTTGATTACATTTTATAAGGTCAAATGGGCCTTCAACCAAAGTCAGAGGGCTGCTCCAATCAACATTAATTTCATTAAATATAACATTTCTTCGATCACAAATAGGATTTTTATATCTCCTTTTGCTCTTTTCATCAAGAGACCTACCAGTCCAATAAGAAAGTTTGCCATCTATATCAAACGAAGGAATTATTATTCGGTCCCTGCATCCTTCTTTATAATTCAACGTTGCGCCAAATTTCCAATACCACAATTCACTTTTATTTTTTATACCACGAGATTTTAAATAATCTAAACAACCTTGGTAATATTTTGCTCTAAACTTACCAAGATCGTCGAACCCATCCAATTCGGAGCCAAGCATTTTAAAACCTGCTGGTAGCTTTACAGGCTCGAAAGTTTTTTTGGTTTCTTTTTCTACCGTTATGATCTCTTCTGCATCTAGGAAATTGGTCTTATATTCATTTAAGAAATCAGGAAACCATTTTCGAATGATTTTATACACATCCTTATTTTTATAACCGCAGACCCAGCAATGGACTATGAATGGCTTGCTTGTTTTGATTGACAACTTTTGTTTTGAATAACCTGTACCCTTAAATGACTGACACATTGGGCATACAACCATAATGTTATTGCCTCGGCCATCGAGTTTGGTATCATGAAAAACTTTCTTGATGAAAGAAATAAATTTTCCTTCGGTGTAATGATTCATACCTAGCTTTGCAGAACATTAAAATGTTTGATATCCGAGATTACAATTACGTCATCCATAAAAAGTAGCGAATAAACAGTAGGCGCTGCCTCATCAACAGATTTAATCTCACCACTCTTAACAAGCTCTTCGCTGTGTTTTTCGGAGTTTTTAACATGAAAGCTTGATAGAACTACGCCCTGGACTCCGTTTGTTAGAAATGCTTCGCCCAGCTCACGGTTTTGAGCAAGCTCTTTTACTTTTTCCATTGTAACAATTTTGCCATTAGCATTTTCAAAAAACTCCAATGCTGCGTCGCTAACAACCGCAATGTGCTGTGTACCACGATGTCGATCACGCCCGGAATTCTGAACATAGACAACGCTGCCCAAAGGGGTTAGATATTTTACCAGTTCTTTGCTGATTTCTTCCATTGTTTCCTCGTTTTATTGGTATGATAAACTTGAATCTTATTCTACTATTCATCATAGCATACAGCTTCTTTTATATAAACGGTAATAACCTCGTGAAGAAAATTATAATATTTCAATTTGCCGCATTATAATAATATTGAAACTAAACAGCGGCCTATTTATACAATAAATGAGTAATAGTAGTTGGGATGAGGTAAAAGCTAAATGAGAGCTTTAATAAAAAGAGATGCAAATGTTATCGAAGTTACTAAAAACTTTGCAAAACTAGAAAAAATTACCCAAGACGGTTATTTCGTTTATAAGGTGAGGTATCGAGTTGACCCAACCAAGGCGATTATGAGCAGGGCTTATAAAACCTTAATTTCTGTTGTGATCGAGCCTCAGCCCAGAAGAGCAATAAAGTCATTTACAAACCTTAACCCAGCCCTAATTCACAAAAGACTTCGAATGCGGCGATCGCTGACAAAAGATGTTTTAAGACAAGAGTCCGCCAACAGAATCCTAACCTATATCAGTGATATAACAAAGAAAATACCAAACAACAGAACGCTGGGCTTTGCTAAATCTAGGTTTACAGACAGACCGATGAGCACTAGGAAAATCACCATTAAGCCGGTGAGAGTTCAAACTATGCGTGATCGAAACATTACCATGCCTGTGTTGGATCGTAACATTTCCAGACTCCCCTCTATTGTTCGAGACTCTACCGGAGCTGAAATAAAGACAAACTTTAAATTGGCTTCAAACAACCTACTGTTTAGCAAAAACCAAGACCCGGCGGCATTCGTTGGTCAAAGAACCAATTCTATTTCTTCGGCGGTAAAAGCTATGAATGGGGTCACTTCAAAACGAGCGCCGTCAAACCAAACGAACATAAAGTCCGGTTCACCGCTTGTCGCTTCGCTTCTTTCACAAAGAAATTATTCCAATCAAGACCAGCTTAAGAATTCCGTATTCTTCAATGTGCCTGTTAAAGAAGAGGCAACCTGGATTGAGATTGTTGAAACAATTAAAATTCCAATGGGAGACCTTACAGAAGACCAGTTCTTTTTTATTTTCGAACTACAAAACTCTGATCAGCTTGATGTTCAAACAATATCTCGACCTGTGAGTCATAGTGAAAATATCGCAAAATTAGAAATACCTGTTGAAGCCCCTGAAATGATAGCTTTTAACGTGGGGGCGCTCGGGCGGACCACACTCAACATAAAACAAATTGATGAGAATGCAACAAAAGTTGCCCTGTATCGGAAAGAATTGAATAAGAGTTCGCCAAAAATTGATGCACAATACGATTTTGTTGGGGAAGTTGCCTTAGAAAAAGGTCAGGGCTATAAAAAGGTTGATGATATCTTTGCTTCGACAAGCCCTATAATATACAGGGCAATTGCAGCCAACAGTAGCGATATTCTTGGCGCCGATTTCGCATCGAGCGTTGTAAAACAAAAATCACCGCCATTTAGAAAAAGCAAATTTAGACGGCAACCACATTTCCTTAGTATCTCCGAGGAATTACAAGACAACGGCCTGTCGATAACAATTTTAGATGTGCCGTCAGGGCCGATAGCTCTACGGCTCCTTAGAAAAGACCTAACAATAAAAGAACGGAACTTCTCCGTTGTTAAGCCAGCTGGCGAAGGCAGTGAAACCGTTCTGCTGGAGGCTAGTTCCAACGCACCAATTATCATCGAAGATGTAAATTTAAAGCCAGATAGAATATATGAATACAGAGTCCTATTGATCTTCCCTGACGGCAATGAAGAATCGGCTGCAAACAATTTAATAGTGGAGTATAATCCCATTGCAGCGAGTGTCCTCGAATTAGAAATTAGCAACCCGACGGTTGAACAATCAGGCGATGACATTGACATAAAATTCACAGTAAATAAAAATGTAATTCAAACCCAGGGAGACTTGATAAAATCTTTCTTGGAGGAACAGGGAATTACGGCTGAATTTCAAGATCAAGTAATCAAAAACAGAGAAACTCTACAAAACCTCTTCGGGGTAAGGGTGACTCGTAGGAATTTAACAACAGGAGAAAACGAAGAATTTGGAATAATTTCCAGTCCGGAATTTTCAGATAAGAAATTTGGCAGAGTGCGCTCAGTCAAACCTTTACAGGCCGGCCTTGTTTACAAATACACATTTACTGCGCACGCAAGAGATGCTGAAACAATGTTTCCAACGCTAAACAAAACCGTGCCTGTCAGGACCAACGTTAGCTATACTCTTACACCAAATCGATGGAAGCACCCCATTACTTTACAAAGAGGAAATTTGGTCAGTGAAGGCTCCTTATCCAGAAATTATTCGAAAGACAGCTTCACATTTGGCAAGATCGTTGATAGTCAGTCCTCGACCGTTTCCCTTGCAGAAGTATTACCTTCGCTGTTTTCGGGCAAAGCATCCAATTTCGGAGAAAGTAAAATGCTTGTTCAATGGAAAGTTCAGGGCGACGCAAATAAAATTGACCACTTCCTAATTGTTTTAGAAATACTAGGCATGAGGACTATCGTGGGAAAATCACACAACATATCAAAATCAAACTATTTTCAATTTGTTGATAATCTAACAAACCAGGAATGTGGGGAGCTGACTTATTATATAGTGCCAGTGTTTTTTGATTATAGCAGAGGGCCTGAATTAAAAACAAACTCGGTGGTGATGTAACATGGCTAAAAGATCTAGCAAAAACAACAAAAATGTTAATGTAAGCCGGATGCGAATTGGCAACATGACTGTCCAGGCCGCCCAAAATCTAGCAGGTGATCCAAGAGTAGCAGCCGGGGATAAAAATAACTCCAAGAAAGGCGACGCCCAAAATCTAGCTTCGGTTTTTTCTACCTTGGGTGCTGCAAGCCAAACCACCCGTCGTGCAAGACGGAGGGGAACAATTCAAGCAGTTACAACCGTGCGCAACCGAAGTGTTAAGGCCATCAATTCCTCAAGGCCTGTTTTACAACTCACGCTTCCGCTGGTGAATTTGCCACTTACACTTACCGTAGCTCAAATACGAACACCATTGAGGCTTCAAATGCCTATAATGCCGATAAGAATTCAAATTCCTTTTATCTTTAGGCCCGCAAGCGAAACCTATTCCGACGACACCCTGGATGTTTCGGAGACGAAAATCGAAAACGGAACTTTTGTTCCTGTCGAAAAAAACGGCATTTCTTCTTTTGTTCCTGAGATTTTACAAGTCACTGATTTTAAGCCAATTTGGAAAAGAAATATTATAACAAAAAAATTCTTTGACGACTTTACACCTGCTGGCAAATTAATTGACATTCAATACAACTCCCTTTTACTCAGAAGAGAAACGCTCAATGGCCTACTTGAAAATATTAATGAAAGTAAAAGCAAGGACGAGACAAGACAAAAAAATATTGAAAAATATAGCAGTTACGGTTATGGACAGTATGGGCAACGGGCTCTTATTGCTGCCAAGAAGGCAGCAAAGAGGCCGTCAAAGCAACAGGTAATTAATAGTCAAATCGATAAGTTTGAAAAAAACATCAACAACGAATTGTCAAAAACGGAAAGGACTGTTGGATATTATAAACAGTTCATAAGCTCGGCGGAAACTTTAAAAAATCTTCTCGATATAAAAAATATCCCAAAATCAAAGTTTAAGAACCAGCTTTTATCTTTAGAGGATTTCTATCAGCAAAGAATGCAATTCACTAAAGAACAATTTGAAATTTCCTCCGACACAAAAATCATCATGCAACTTCTTGCAGACTTTAAAGAAATCTCAGAAAATTACTCAACAAATCTACTTGGTCTGGTTGATCCCGACAGAGAGAACGATGAGAATCCAATTTCAATTGACAAAAGCTACACCTTGAATGATGGGTTTTCATTTACAATAGACCAAATTCGTTCTACTTCTGTGGCGACAAACTCAACAGAGCGGTCGTTCTTTAATGGGTTTCTAAATTCTTTACCAAATAATCCGGATGATCGAATCAAACTTCTTACTACAATTCTAAGTAAAGAATATAGAGTTTCCAGAGCTTTGGGCATACCTGAAAACCAGAGAAAGCTACAAGATGATTTTGCCAGTGGAGATACAGGCTCCCCCTTTGATAACATTATTGGTATTCCGGGGAGCGATATATTTGAAAAGATACTAGGTGACGAGTCATTGCTTTCGCTTACAACAATTTTATCAACAAACGACGTGCCAATTCTGCCTTTTGAAAGGAAATACGTTGACGCTGGTGAAGACAATCAAACTTATATCCCAGGAAGCTCCTATTTCACTGACAGCTTGTTGGAAATCTCTAACAACAAATTTAACACCGCTCCGATTGTCAACTATTCAAACTTGTTTTCAGCAAAATCGAAAAATGCTAGAAGCATCATTTCCAAGCTTTTTAGTTTGAACAAAAATTCCGATATATCACCATCGGAAATGAATGACAAGTTTTTATCTTCCGTGAAAAACTCGGTTGAAAACCTAACCAATGTTTCAAAAATAAATCGTGATCAAGCAATTGTAACTGCGGTTTTTAAACTTGCCAACACTGACAACAAACTAAAAAGCAAACTGTTTCAATTTTGTTTGCTTACAGGCCTTGCCTCAAATAACTTCGAAGATATAAAACCTATTTTTAAGCAATTGGGAGAAGAGATTCCTTTGATTGAAAACTTTTCCGAAATTCAAGTAAAAGAGGGAGAAAAGGTGAGTTTGCTTGGCGGATTAAGAACCCTGCGACCTTACATTGAAAAACTTGCGCAGGATATTGCAAATAAAGTTCTGGAGCTGACTACCCCTGTTCCAAAAATAGGTTTAGGTGTTGCTCAAAAATCAAAACAGCAGGGAAATAAACTGTCTGTGTTTTCAAGTCAGAATACTGGCGCTGTTTCGCCATACTTAAGATTAGGACTCTCGGCCACAGAGCAAAATGAAACAACTATAACCACAAGTTGGCAGGCAGTTGTTAAGGTGTTGCTTTCAAACATCGACCCGCAGGCGTCTGCTGTTTCAAACTTTATAAAAGAATATGTAAACCTAGCAAATTCCTTTGCTCAATCAGCAAGCGTTAATGGTGATGGTAAATATTTGCTAGATGACCAAAGCGGGCGAACGAGATATAATTTTGTCAGCACTTCAACACAATTGCTTCTAGCGTTCGAAATCCTTTCAAGCTATGTATCCAAATATAGCTTTTCAAGCTTTATTAGGTCGCCCGCTAGGCGGAATTTCCTAATTACTGTAAACTCCGAAAAGAATAACTTTGTTGCTGATATTATTGATGACCTCGTGGTCACCAAGTCATTCAGTGTCGCAGATTTGTATTTTGCAACCGGGTTGCCTAGTCAAATAATAACATCAAATATCTTAGAAAAATCCACCTCGGCAACAAATTCAGGTTATCAAAACTGGGGTGCGTTCAACCGCATGAGACATTACGGCTCAACCACCATAAAAAGCTCCGGTGACTCAAGTCGCTCCGGATATGGTCCAGCCGGCTACGGCGGTATTTATAACAAAGGAAAATCAAAAGAAGAAAAAGACCTGCTACAGCTAAACATAGCCTCAGCATTTGTTGGGTCGGGACTCATTAAAAAGGTCGGCGTGGCTAGCATTAACCCTCTTTACTTTAAAAAGGGCACAGTAAATCTAAGAAATGCCCTTGTTACAATTAAAAATAAAATTCAAACAGAGGATGTTATCATAGGCAATATTAATAATATTCTAAAGGTTATTGAATCCCAGGTCAGAGAAGCGAAAACAAGAGTTCTAAACACATACAATTCGGACACTCTAAATTCTTTTCTTGAAGATAACACATTGGAAGATTTGGAAATAGTAAAAAATCCTTCGCAGGTCAGAACCTCCGCTTTTTTAATTGACAATTTTAAAAACAGAACAAAAAGCTTTGGACAAATTGGCAAGCGAAACAACACCTGGTATTTAGATTCTGAGATTGTTCAGTCTGAAACACGCATTGCCTTATATTCATTCTTATCACAAAACAACTATCTTTCTCAAAACCAAGCTGAGCAGAAAATGAAAATTATGTCTGTTGGAATACCTGCTGGGTTCTCCAAGCAGTTATCTGAGAGAATATCTCAGGCGGCGATTAGTGCTAACACGTTTAAAACAAAGCAATTTGATGTGATTTCGGTAAACGTATATAAAAGAGATCAGCGTTTTGACGACATTGTTTTTAAGCCTCAGTCTTTCTTTTTTGACTTGAGTTTGTTTCAAGATGAAAATAAAATACTTGTTACCCAACCAAAAGAAAACGAACCTTTTGATCGCATCGTTAATAGAATTTCAATTGAAGATTACGAAAATATTTCAAATAGTAAAAAAATAACCTATCAAGATATCGTAAATAACGAAAAATATGATTTCCTAACAAACGAGCAAAAAAGAAGCATTGTGGAAAACCACTCTTCGAGTAGCTTGCTTGAGCTTTATATAAGGCTTCTCACTGGAATGAAGCTTGGAGAGGAAACATTCACAAGGCAGACGGTAGAACCTGGTTCGACTCTGGACCAGGAGTTTGTCGACATAATTTATTCCTATATACGAGATGTGTTAAACATTGATATCCCAAACAAGCCAATTCTCGAACTGCTTAAAGATGCTGAATTCGACGATCAAGCTAAGGACATGTTAAGGGTGTTTGTTTATGGCGATATGGTATTTGAACCAGCAAGATTAAGAAATCAAATAGTTAGTCCAAAGATGTTTGATAGAATTTTTCATATCCCATTCAACGTTGAAGAGTTTGAAATTGACGAAGAGCTTACCAGGGAGACGGAAAGTGGCAAGCTAGCCCTTGAGCAAACCTTTGTTCAAGATAGGTTTGTTAGAAAAGGGGACAAATTGTTTTTGAAAACCAAAGACAATAATGAGTTAATTTTTGAAGACTATTTCATAAGTATAGAAAACGTCATTTAGAGAGTGGAAGTTTATGGTTGAAAGTTTACCCAGTCGCAGAATTGCAAATGTTGATGTTCCAGAAGTGGAAGATTTTGAAGTCTCATTTGATTACAATTTCTTTAAACCTGATGAGCGTGAAAATGCCAGTGGGCTTGATTCTCCTAAATTTATTCAGCGGAGGCCAGCTGGGTCGTTCGACAATTTTTTTATCGATTCTATCAATTTTCAAAGATTTACGCCTAGGTTTGTTAGGTTTTCTTGGAAACCTACAATAGACGAAAAACGTAATTTGGGAAAGAACAATGCGATTATAGACAATGTTAAGATTGCAGATAATTTAGATAAGGTTCATAACGAGCAGACATTCACGGGTGATAGCTTTACAAATCTCTATTTCCAAGATACGGACGCATCGAAGCGACTTGACTTTTTTGTTAAACGAGCACTTAGTGAATTACGCAACAATAAAGATGCCGACCGAGATGAATCAAAAATGGATGTCATTAAGGATCTAAATGCAGCATTCAATAAAAGTAAAACGGCTTCAAACATTTCAACCAACTTTCTCAAGAGTGCATTTTCAAATTATTCAAACGAAGGATATACCTTTTTCGACGGGCGAAAGAGGGAAAAGAAAATAAAAGACACTATAAAAGAAATTAGCTCCCTTAAAGTTAGAACACGGATCAATAACAAAATTATTCACAAAGCTCTTCAAACATCAGCACAAAACAGTTTGAATATTTACAACGAGGAGTCTTCAAAATTTCTTAGCCAGGTTGAGCAAATACAACAAGAGGCCGTGGCAAACAAGAACGCCACATTGCTTGACGGTCGGGATTATGACTTTGAAGTTTTGGAGTTTCTAAATTTTAGAAAAATAGATCCTAATGCTTTTGATTCAACCGTGCAGGTCATTGGGTATGTTGTTGATAAATGGGAACTTAATCAAAATGGCGAACTGATCCCCAAAGACCCAATTATAATAGAAAACCCAAGAGCAAATTCTGGAGCTGATTTGAAAGTGAGATATGGAGCAAGATATGTATATTCAATTCGATCCATTGCTTTCGTGGAACTTCAAGTTGAGGACTCGGAAACAAATTCGGTAGTTGCTTTAAGCTTTCTAGTTTCATCACAGCCGAGCGAGCAGTTTACGACCACAACCGAGGAGGCCGTTCCGCCGCCGCCGCCTGCGGATTTTAACGTGGATTGGTGCGTGACGAATCAAGCCGCAAGGATAATGTGGAATTTTCCAGTCAACCCCCAACGAGACATCAAACATTTCCAGCTTTTCCGTCGAAGCACCATTACCGAACCGTTCCAACTTATAAAGATGTATAGTTTCGATGACAGTACAATTAAAACACCCCTTAATGAAACACCGGATCCTCGCTTGGTTCAAAATGTACCTTCTCCAAAAAATTATTTTATTGATAGAGAATTCACAAAGGATTCATCTTTTATTTATTCTGTGGTTGCATTAGACGCACACGGGTATTCATCAAACTACTCAACACAGTTCCATGTTTCATTTAACAGGTATACGAACAAGCTTGAAAAAACACTCATATCCTTATCGGGTGCTCCAAAAGCCTACCCAAATGCATTCCTTCAAGAAGATACTTTTGTTGATACAATAAAAACTTCCGGCCACAAAGAAGCTAAAATTGTTTTCAACCCAGAATTTCTCTCGCTGTCTGACAGTGATGAGAACGACCTTGGCCTTATTAAAACAGATGGAAACTCTGAATACCGCCTGCAATTAATAAACATTGATTTGCAAGAACAACAAGTGGTAAAGGTAAAACTAAAGGACAAGAGATTGCCAAGCGAAAAGGACGGAGTAAAGAGAGTTTTGGGGACTCTTGCCCGTGGATAAAGACCTCTTTCTTCTAACCTGTTTGAGCTATTGCTAGCCTTTAGAGTGCTAAAGATTTTACCCACAACCTTTGCCCTGCATCATAAATTTTATACCAACCAAGCTCATCTGCGTGAGCCTGTTGGTTTAGTTTTCTGTGATCCATATTGGCTCTACAACTAAGTCTGTTGAATGTTTCGAATCCATCGGTCCATTTCCAGCCAAGGGTTTCCCTAGCCCGGACAAAGCTCTTGGTTGCAAGGTGTTCCCCGGTTCCATATCTAAGGTCCACCCAGTTATGGATTTCGGTTGTTCTCGAATTCAAACAATTCTTTTCGAGGTATGACAACAATTTGCTAAAACCTCCAACACATGTTGTATTTATTTTCGAGCAGAATCTTTCAATCTTACAAACAGTTTTCTTTTGTTTGTAGGAAAGCAAGGTAATCAACTCCCCAAGATAAAACAGTCCCAAATGTTTTGCGTTTGTTGAACCCATAAGGTGGTTTTCATTAAGAAATACCTCAGCTTCCTTGTGTTTCAAGACTTCAATTTTACACTTACGAGCAAACACTTTTGTTGCGGTTTTACCAAGCGCATTATTAGCAATGGATTTAACAACCTGGGGTTTATTTCGAATTTCATCGCCTCTAAACTGGAGGATTCTCAGGTTGGCGGATTCAAATTCTTTACGAAGGTTAAGATGGTATCGATCTTCCTTTTGCTGTTCCGAATGCCAATAAAGCCCATCAACGTTGAGAAAGATGGCGTCACTGAGTTTGAAATCAGGGCGGCGTGAAGATGCAATTTCCTTGGGGGACCTGTTGTAATGTTTTATTTCAAGCAATTGCTCAGCTGCGACTTCAAGTTTAGTTTTATTGTCTTTGTAATTGTCAATTAATTCTTGTAAGAACTTTTTGGAAATTGTTTTTTGCTTTGTTGATTGGTATAAGGTTGAAAGAGCTGGCTTTGGCTCTGGCTGTTTATCCCACCAGTCTTTCAGGCATTCACTCTCGGTTTCAACAAAGCGCTTCATTAGTGACAGTCGGACCTTTTCAAGTGCAAACGGCCCGGTCACACCATGGGTTTTAAAAAACCTCTTTTGAAAACTTTTCTTGAAAGCATCCTGCTTCATAGGATGATCGGTTCCATATTTTTCAACATTGGTTTTTTTAGCCTTGTCTATAAAAATTTCAAGCTTGCCTGGGTTTTCCACCTTGTATCGTTCGAGATTTGTTTTTTTTATTTTTTTACGCACTTGTGGCGAGTGCATAACATGCTCGACGCCATATTTCTTTTTAATTGCTTCTTTGGCTTTGGCCTGAACATCCCTGGAACCAAAAGGAGAGTTGGAGTTGTACTTCTTGCGGTTAGTTCGCCTGGTTTTCTCTTGTATCTTTTTTGATTTTTGGGGATTGTCGACGTCGTAGTTTTCTATCATGGTTTTTGTGCATCTACCCCGTATTTCTCTGCTTTCCAAGGGAGTCTTTGCACCATATTTTTGCAGGCAGGTTTCTTCTTTCTGCTTTGCAATTTTCTTGGCATAGGATTTATTGCTTTTCATTTTTTCATGATGAGCGTGTAAGTTGTTAATAGTCTTCTTAACCTGCTCAGAATGTTCCATTTTATATTTGGCCGCACAGGAATTGGTGCAAAAATGCACCTTTCTTTTTAAAGAGCGAGGAACATTGCTTATTCTTTCAAATCTTTTTTGGCATGTGTCACACTCAAGAACCAATTCTTTTCTTGTAATTCTGTTTGCCGAGCCAGATTTAAATTCTTTTAGTTGTATTACTGACATTTCTATACAAAAAATTATATCAGACGTAAAATCTTATATAAACATACTTATTCTCAACATACGAATAAGCAAAGGAATGTTACAAAATGGGTTTTTTACAAGGCGATACGAACAATATTATCCTGGACGCAGTTCTCACAGACAAGGGACGAGAATTTCTAAGCAGAAACGATGGCAGCTTTTCAATAGTAAAATTTGCCCCCGGTGACGATGAGGTTGATTACACTATTATTCAAAAGTTTGGCCGAACTGTTGGCAAAGAAAAACTTGAAAAGAATACCCCTGTTTTTGAAGCCTTAACTAATCAGGGCTTGGCACAAAAATATCGCCTTATTTCTGTTTCAAATCCAAACCTTATTCGGTTGCCTGTTATTGACTTTAGTGGCGAAGGTGTCGACGCAGCTACAAATGTTGTTTCAATTGGTAACACCACACAAAAGCAAAGAACGCTAACATTCTCACAGACTATTCAGGACGAAACATCGATTGATGTAGAACTCAGAGACCAGGCTTTTGTTGTTGAAATGAATAACCAGTTCCTACAGGTTGTTGGTTCATCACCAGATGATATCGACGGGCAACAACGAACAACCTATATTCTAACAAGAGATGCAGGCGAAACATCAGTCGGCGGCTCAAGAATTACTTTGACACTAGCTACAAAAGCTATAACCGAATCTCAATTTCAAATTTTTGGTGCGACATATAATAAAAACCTAATAAGCACATTTGTAAAGCTCTCGGGCGTGCAGTCGGGTACAGTTGTTGAGTTTGAAGTACAAATAAACAAAAACACATAAGACTATAATTACAAGGGTACGGTTTAGGACCGGAAGGATCAAAGAAATTGGCAACGTTTAAAGAATTTAATGCAGAAGACATCAAAACATCAAGAAGTTTTCTAAATCAATTGGTGGATATCGTTAATACCGATGTCTCCTCCTCTTCAACAAGAAGGAAATACCAGGTTTTTGTTACTGGCGGTGTTGGGCCTGGGGTTACCAGCTCTCTTTTTCAAACCGTATATGATCAAGATTTTTCATTGCAAACTGCCAACCCTGTATTTGACACAACCGTCGGGCTGTCGGTTAATTCCGAGGTTGTAACAACAACCTCCACTTCAGTTGATTCAAATGGAAAAATTATTTTTCCTCCCTCTACCGTAATGATGAGAGAGAAAATTGATATCTATAGGCTTATGGCGCAGAATCTCCTTGGTAATGCAGACTCGGTTTTCACAGCGCAGTCTGGGTCAACCGGGTTCAGCATCAACGAAGCAATGTTCATCTGTTTCAAAAGGCTTTTTTCTAGGGACCAAATCAAAAGAGAAACTTTCGCTATTAAGTATTTTCCGTCGGCATCAAATGTTGATGACATTACGGCAGACACTAACCTCGCCCAACCCCCGCAGTCTGGTTCAAAAATTCTTACAGACATAAACTCAAGCGTGAATAAACAATTTACATTTGGTGGGCAGGTTTCAACCATTGTGGATTCTGCGAACACAAGCAACCCACTTGGACTACTCTTTATCGACAAAGGCATTTTAGTGCTAGATGTTTCAAGAAGTTTTGACCAGGGCGGAGTCTTGTCGGGCACAATCGACGCAGTATCACCAACCGGGGTTACAAACTTTAGCGCAAGTCTAGGAGGGCTCCTGTCAGCAGCTTCCGTTGACGACATTATCGACCATTTGGCCGGAACAAGATTTGCTTCGGGTACGTTAGACGAAACCGCTATAACGTTTCAAAATATTACAAACATCAACAGCACCTTGTTCTTTTCGAGGTTATCTGCCGATGAATTCAATTACTCAAGCAATCCAACTTATCTAAACTCCGATGGTAGGATCGTTGTTGTTGACGAAGGTCAAGAAGAAACCCAAAGAAGCTTCACTTTTGTTACAAGTTTAGGGTTGTACGATGCATTTGATAACCTTCTTGCGTGTGCAAAACTTAGCCGTCCTGTCTTAAAGGACGACGAACGTGATATAACCTTTAAAATTAGGTTAGACTACGCTTCAAAGAAGAAGAGAATTCACTACCGTCGGAAATAGGCCGGCTAAGTTTACACCATACAATGTTAGACCTCTTTCGCTATACTAATAAGCGAAAGAGGTTTTATGCCTATAAAAACCGAGAAAAATTGCAACAAGTGCAGCAAAGGTTATATCCCTTCCTGCAAATCACAAAAATTCTGTTCTCGACGATGTGCTATGCTAACTCGTGGACTACAAAAAACCAAAAAGGGCACATTTTTGGCTGCTTGTGGATGGTGCAATAAATCATTTACAAAACGCCTGAGCCAGCAAGGTAAAACGGGGGATTTTTGTTGCGTAAAATGCGGAGAGGCATTTAAGCGTGGGCATTCGGACAAATATATTTCAAAACCTTGTCCAATGTGCAAGAAATCTTTTACACGCCTTTATAGAAACCAGACTAAATTTTGCTCTGTATCCTGTTCAAAAAGCGGAAAGTACCATCCCTTATATGGAAAAAAATTTAAATGGGCTTCAGGTAAAAAAGCTTGGACGAATGGTCTTTTTGCCAAAACAGACCAGAGAGTAGCAAACCTTGGAAAAACAAAATGAAAATAAAAATCGGAAATAGAGAATATGAAATGATTTTAGGGGACGACGCAGGTCTTCTTGCTGACGCACCTTGTGATGCTTATGGTTGCATTGATTATACTAAATCGAAAATCTATATTGACCCAGAGATTTCCAAAGATTTTCAAAAAGAAACCTTGCTGCATGAAGTATTGCATGGCATTCTTGATGATGCTCATATCGATAAAATTATTAAAAACGAAGAACTGCTTGAAGATTTTGTAAGCGCCCTTGCTCCTCGGTTAATACAAGTTTTGAATGACAACAAGAATTTAATTGATTATCTCACCAAATAACACAATTACGGCTTTTTATTGTAAATTTAATTCCAACAATTTCATCTATTTTATTGCTGGCTAGTTCAAAGCTTACCGTTCCTATGATATAGTTATTTTAATATGAAAAAAATAACTTTTGATATTGCTTTGAGGCGTTTTGTTGAACAAGGCCGTGAGGACATACAGCTATGTAAAGATGGTTGGGGTGGTTGGAAAAAAAAATCAAAATTCTACGACCTTGTGGAAAAAGACCATTTCTGGTCTGTTCCAAATAAAGTGTATATTGAAAAATCTGCTCATCCAAACAGAGCGGCCCAAAGGCGAAAAGAGACTTTATTAAAAAAATACGGAGTTGAGCATCAGTCGCAACTTAAATCAGTTAGAGAAAAAATTTCCAAAGCGCACAAGAGAAACTTTGCCGACCCGGAAAAAGCAGAAAAAATAAAACAAAAAAGAAGGACCGGGTGTTTAAAAAACTACGGAGTGGACAACCCCTCAAAAAGCAAAATAATAAAGAACAAAACTAAAAAAACAAATATCGATCGATACGGAGTTGAGTGCTCTTTTCAAAGCGCAGAAGTACGAAAGAAGATAGTGCAATCAAACTTAGCTAGGTTTGGTGTGAAAAACCCAATGCAGAATAAGTCCGTTCAAGATAAATTAAAAAAATCGGTAAAAGAAAAATACGGAGTTGATTATACTTGGAATTCTAAGGAAGTGCAGGCGAAAACTAAATCCACCCTCCTGGAGCGTTACGGAGTTGAGCATGTGTCGCAACTCCAAAGCGTAAAAGATAAAATTAGCAAATCACACCTAGAAAAGTTAAGCAACCCAATTGAAGCCAGGAAAATTAAAGAAAAAAGAGAGGCTACTTGCCTAGAACGCTTCGGTGCAACAACCCCGCTTGGCTCAGCGGTAATAAAAGAAAAAATTAAAAAAACTCTTAAGCAAAATTATGGAGTAGAGCAACCGCACGAATTGCTAATTCAATACAAGGTCAAAGAAACAGGGGGTAGCGTTGCAAAATGGTTACGGGAACAGCCAAGGCCAAGGCCCTCGATCATAACAGTGACACGCTATTGTCACAGCATTGGCGGAACGTTTTTTTCCGAAGAAAGCCTGCTTAAGTTTGTTGATAACCATAAAGAAAGCAAATCCAGCTTAGAAACTCTTGCCGAGCAGCTTCTTGATATTAAACACTATAACAAATCTCCGAAACAGATTAAATCTCTTCGTCGACCCGATTTTAAACTTAATAATACCACATACCTTAATGTTGATGGGTTGTATTGGCATGGCGAAAACATACAAAAAGATAGGTGGTATCACTTCGGCCTTAGAAAAGAGTTCGAAGAGGCTAACTTGCGCATTATGCAGATTAGAGGTGATGAAATTCGTAGCAGACCACATATTGTTAAATCCATTGTTGGCAATGCCGACGGTCGCACGGTAAATAAAATTTATGCTCGCAAATGCACGGTACGAACCGTCAAGAATTTAGTAGCTTCGGAATTTCTTAGCCGTAATCATCTTATGGGTTCGATAAATACTAGACATATTGGGCTGTTTTACAATGACGAACTTGTATCCCTACTTTCTTTCAAGCAAAAGAAAAATATTTGCAAGATCGATAGATTTTGTTCGAAAACGGACACAAGTGTAGTAGGAGGGTTTAGCAAACTACTATCTCATCTTGAAAAGAATCACCTGGATTCAAGCATCACAGAAATTCATAATTGGGTGGACCTTCGATATGGTACAGGCAATCACCTCCTCAATAAAGAATTTGTCAAAACCAGGGAGACTCTTGGGTGGAAATGGTCCGACGGATTTGAGACTTACAACAGACTAAGATGTCGAGCAAACATGGATGAAAGAAAATTGTCTATGAGCGAGCATGCAGCTGAACTTGGTTGGTATAAGATCTATGATGCAGGGCAGAGATTATACATAAAACATTTAAGCCAACAAGACAAATAATAATAATAGCAAATATATAAATTTTATTATAAACTACTTATTTGTACCGCAATTAAATCATGGCTATTGAAAAACTCACACCTGACAACTTCGAGCTTTTTACGTTGGTTACCAACCCTAAAAGAACGTTTGTCTCCAGCTCTACAGGTACAACCGGCACGGTCAATGTATTTGCTAGGCAATCAAACTTCGAAAAAGAAGTTCAGCCATTATCTTTATTTAATAAATCATTTTTTGAAAATCAAAACGTTGATGAGTTAAGGAGCATTTCTTTAAACTCCACGTCATCCAATATTAATTCAGATGTGGATGCCTACATGAGCGCTGTCTTCAAGCAACCTGCGTCAGCTCGCAAGAGACAAACGCAAGAAATAATAAGATTTACTCCATCATTTAGATTTAGTTCAAACACCCTAAGAAAAAATGTAGTAAAAAAGACTCTCATGCCTTACTACAGGACCGTCTCTCCTAGCGCACACTTTAATTATACGAACTATCACTGCCTTAATTTTTTTACGAGCGACACGGTGCCTTCTGGCTCCGCTATACTATATCCAAATAGTGGATCGGTGACAGGTTCTGGGGAGCCATCGGTTTATGAACTTTCGGGCGCATTTAGTTTTGATTTTTGGATTAAACCAAAATATGTTCAGGACAGCGCAACAGGATCTTATAAAGCTGGTTGCCTAATGCAATTGACTGGTGCTTATGCCCTATCGTTGCATACTGGCTCACGGAAAGATATTAACGGTTACCCGTCCGGGTTTCGAGTAGCGCTGGCCATAAGTGGTGGTGCCGATTTACCTCCGTCAGAACTTAGCGACGGCATCGCATCAACATTCTGGTCCTCGGACAATGCTCTGGATAGAAATCGTTGGCATCATGTGACTTTCAGGTGGGGTGGTGAAAATTACAATTTTGGTTCTGGTTCAATAATTGTAGACGGAAACACAAGCAATACATTTGCGATTACTGAGTCCCTTCTTGTTGGCAGAAGAGACCCTGGCGATGGTGACCCTTCAGTGCTGGTAGTTGGAAATTACTACGAGGGAGAGAATGCCGATACAAGTGCAATGGATAGATTCTTTGCAGCGGATACAGCTACAAGGGAAGGATTGCTCGAATTAAATAATGCCGCTTCGGTGTTTGGGCCAATAGATTTTTCCTTTACTCACCCACTTAATGCAGAAGTTAGTGACATAAAAATGTATGATAAGTATCTCACCATTGACGAGATCGCCGAACGGCGGGGCACCGGACCAGAAACTTTAGATAACATTAAATTCTACCTTCCTCCGTTTTTTACCGAAGAAAGCCCATATAGGCAGTTTGAAGGTTCGTTCGGCGGATTAATGATTACTCCGTTCTTTGAAAGAAATGGAACTAGCACAACTCCCTTTGCTGCCGACATGGCTTTCGGGGCCGGTGGCCATTACGTGAATCTGGAAAACTATGTTAGAGATTTTGCCACTGGAAACTACCCTAGATTGTGGGAACTGACTGGTTCTACATTTGAGCCGCCCAATTCAACAGTTTTAAGTGCTAACGATTTTCTATATGCCGACGGGTCTAACAAGAGGAGGTTGCACACCATTCTTCCTTGCGACAACGGTGACTTTTTACCAAACTTCAGTCTTCTTAGCGAGTTGTCCAGTTCGAGATTTATAGATGACCTCGGGGTTGAAGAACATGGCGTAGTGTCTTTGAATAATATTGTGCCATTGGCCCTTGGGACAGAGGGAATAGGGCTGGAATCTACCAAAACTATAAAAAGTAACGTCGGCGGGCGTTTGGCGGTGACCGAGGTAACAACCTCAAATGATATCGTTGACGACCTTCTGGGGCCGCAGCCAGACAAAAACTTAGTTAGCAGGCCAAACGATAGTTTAGCAGTCCTGCATAGGACAAGAGATAACAGCTCTAATCAAATAGTATTTTTTGACGTTTCCAATCTTTACTACGGAAACAGAATTAAACCGGGCACTCTTAAAATAGTAGATCCGTCTGTTGCATACTCTGATGGCAAATTTGGAATGACCATAAAAGATGATGGATATGGAAATCTATACAGAGCGGACGTTACCGGATCACATGCTACCTGGGCCTCGATCGGAAATGTTTTTTATGATGAAGGAATCGTTTTAATCAAGCATCCAAACTTGTTTTTCTTTGGAGAGAATGGTTACGAGGTTAGCCTGGAGGGTGAGCAAAATATCCATGTTCTTTCAATAAACGCTTTCGCACGGGCAATGAGAGAAACTACCTCGTCAAATCCATCATTTACTGCATTCGATTCTGGTGGTGGCCTAGCAAATGTAAATGACGAAAAAGCAACCTGGATAACTGGTATCAACATTCATGATGATAACCTAAATGTTATCGCAAAGAGTCGTTTGGCGCAGCCGATTTTAAAGCGAAGTGGCGATAAATTTCTTTTTAAGATCAAAATAGATTTTTAATCGTTATAATTGTCAAAGCCGTGGTTATTACTAAACCAGCATATTGCTCGATTCAGTTTATGAATCGCTCGTTTTTTTGATTTTGCGCAAATAGTAAACTCGATTATTTCCGGCGCTGGTTCGGACAGCTCTATCAAAGTAGGCTTCAGGTTGCTGATGTGTGACTCAACATGTTCATATTCGGTAACCGAACCAAGAATTCTAAATTTAAATATTTTACTCATCATCCACCTTCCCACCTATTGGGGCGGCACTATCACAGTCTTCCGAGATGTCTTTCTGCCTTCTTTTCTCTATGCATTTTTTAATTCCAACATACGCAAGTACCAAGATCATAAAAGGCCACGGTAGTAAAAAAAATAACACCCATTTACAATTTTTAATCAACCAACCTCAAAACTCAACTCCTTCAGGGCATGGGAAAAGCTCCCCCCAACAAACTGATTTGTATTTTGCCATGTTTGGGATATCAGATTTTTCTTCCAGAATAACGTAACACAGACTATCCTCGGACAATGGGAATTTTTTATAATCCCTTGTTTCCAAAACCCAGCCTGGGCTGTACCCGCCCGATGTCCTTGAAACCAACACCCTTTTATAAAGAGCAATCTCGTGCCCATCTTTGTCAATAAAGACACGATTTTCTATATCTAATTTAACCATGCTCGTTCTTTGAGTTAATTTTATCCGAAGTGTAGTCGTGAAATTTAAATGTTGTTTGGATGGGCAACATGCCAATTAGAATATGTGCAAGGCAATTATGAACAACCCACCAAAAATGATGCTGCATCCTCGACAGAGCTTGATTTTTTTTAGCTTTAAGTTTCCACGAAAGACGTTCATGTTTAAGGTACTAAGAAAAATCAAGCTGGTTGCGGGCATGTTGATCCCAATTGGCAAGTCGATATCTGTATCTACCATAGGAAGTTTTCATTCTTGCTTTTTCTTCCTGTTTGAGTTTTTCTAGTAATTCTGGCGGGAACATTATTTTCTCTCTTTCACTTTAGGTGGGCTGTCGACCGACGGGTTTTGATCTTCTAAAGGAGAATTCATATCAACCGTAAGTCCGTTAACCAATGACTCAATCCGGTTCAGCAGTTCTTTGCCAATGGGTTTTATAGAATCCTCTGACTTGTCAAGCAGGTCAAAAAACTCATGCAAATCATCTTCTGATTGGCTAGCAGTGACGGCTGTCTCTGCATTTGCAATTTTTTCTTTACGCTTCTTCATTGTTTTCTCTGTCAGGCTTGTCAAAACAGTACCATTTCTAGTACGCTTTTGACTCATATATTTTATTTTTATTTTTAATGCGCCAAAACAGTACCATATTTAGTACGCTTTTGACATATTTGTTCGAAGTAACTCTGGCAGGCATGTTAGAAATCTTAAAGATTGGCAAGCTTATTTTCCCCGATCCTTTTTATGTCTAAGCCTGTGACAATTTGAGCATAACAAAACACACTTTTTTAATTCATTTTCTATTGTCTCTTTTTTTAATTTTCTAAGCTTGTCCCATTCAAATTCTTTTTTTCCAATATGATGAAAGTCATAAACAACATCATGATATTTTCTATGACAATCCTGACACTCCCCTCCCATTTGTTTAATGTAGTAAGTTTTTTTATCTTTCCATCTCTTTACGCAATACGAATTAAAACAAGGCTTACAATATGTTTGTCTCAGGCTTTTTGTTTTTTTATAAAATTTATTTTCATCTTTTTCAATGAAACATTTTGAACAAATTTTTTTCATTTTATCTGGCGCTCTCGGTAGGACTCGAACCCACAAAGTCAGAATTAGAAGTTCTGCTGCCGTTCCTGTCGGCGTCGAGAGCGTATTTATATTTTCAATCTCATTCAGTTCGTAACCCTACAAACATTATAACCCTAATGGTTTGTATTATAAACAGACTTAATACGCTTGTAGCAAAGTGCTTCCAGGCTTAACCATTGTTGCAAAAATGTAAGCCTTGTGCGATCAGACTAGGCCTGGCCTATCAGGCATTGGCGACGCAAGTTTAAATTCCTTGTGAGTATGAGTTTTGTGAAACTAAAATTCGATTCGACAAATAGACTTTTCGTCCTTCACCAAGATCAATTTCAGACCATATTTTTTTAAATATAAAATCATATTTTATTTTTTTGCTATTAGATTTATTCATAACTGGTCCAGTCTCGGCTTTGCCGGAATGCTTGTAGTTTTACTTAATTTTTTATTTTTATTAAAAAGTATTTCGCCAACCGCTAAAAACATTTCAAATGCCACCTTCAGGAAAAGAACAAGCATAACAAAAGCATAGCCCACAAACAGAAATACTGCGCCAGTAAGCATCAAAACAATAAAAAATAAACCAAGAATAACTTTCTCCAAATTTGTATCTGGTTTTACTTTTCTGTTTATCACATTTATAAGTATATTATCCGATCTCCTGAATCGTACCAAAAACAATAAAAATGTCTTTTATTGTTGTAAAAGTTTTAAGCTTGTTACTCATCGAAGGTTTGCCTCCGGCAGAACGATTTACTGCAATGGTGATATGTGGATTTAAATTCTTGCTTGGTATCGAGGATTCAACCTCAACAGCAATAACTTTATCATTTTGTGCAAGGCCCACAACGGTCATTAATGCCGTAGCTCCCAGGTATTTTCTGGGCATCTCGGTTCTATTGGCAATTGGACCCTTTTCAATCTTACCCATATTAATAGTCATGTGATGGGCAATGATTTCCCAATCATCAGGCACGATAGGTGAAAAGACCTTAATTATCTTTTCACGGCTTTCTTCGTCCAGAACTACAGCGGTATACATACAAAAAGAATATCAAAAAACACCTAGTCTATAAACTGTTTAAAACTTTATATTAATTCTCTATAATAATATGGTATGGCGCATAAAAGTAAAAAAAATACACCCCTTGCACCTGGTGTTGCTGGCGCTCTTGCTAAATGGAGAAGAAAGCACGGACACCATTCATTTAACAATAGTAAAAAACACAATAGCCCATCGTGGACGATTGTTCATAGTGACAAATTAGCCGGAAACCTTCTCAAGATCACCAGAGAAGAAAACCCTGATCATAATAGTATTGGTGGTGTCTATCATTTTTCCACTCGTGATGGAGTATGGGGGCAACTTTGTCCATTTATGTTTTTTAAAAAGGACAAGTCCAAATTTGGAACCTACATAAAAAAGGTTCCATTTGGAGAAATTGTGATCGCCACGGGCAATTATGCGGTCTATGACATCGTGAAAGAACGCCAAGAAATGAACGCAGCGGAAGTAGTTACAACCAAAGGGCTTGGTTATATCTACAGACCCAACCTAACTGCCAAACTAATTTAGTTCTTTGCTTCGGCAAGTTCGGGCGCCGGGTCGCTTGCTTCGGCCTCCTGCGCTTTAGCCTGCATCTCCTCGGCCTTTTTGGATAGCTCTTCAATTTGAGCATTGTATGCAAGAACATAATCCTCAGTTGGATATACAAAACCGTCGGACACATTCAATTGAACTGCTCTCATATGATCCACCAGGTTAGTTCCCGTTAGAATTGAAAGTTGCACCAATTCACGAACCAATGCAATCGATTCGTCACTTAATTTAAGGTTGCTAGTACCTTGTTTATCTTTGTCAGTCATAATATTAAACCTCGTTACTTACAAGTTTATCCTGCATCAAAGAAATTGTTTAAAAAACTTATAGCCTTTCAACGTCGATCCAAAAATTTACATTTTCAAGCTTGGGAATGTTTTTGCTTCCAAAATTTGCTATTTTTGGCAAGACGTGTTCAACGCTATTGTGAACATCTAAAATCAAAGCATCATGCAGTACAAATAATGGGCGGATCAAATCTAAACCGTTTGACTGTTTTAGTTTTTTAACAATATTTGTAAATCCCTGTAAGGCAATATCAACAGCGGTGGACTGAATAAAGTAGTTAACGAGGACATAGGGCGCTGCGGCTGACGCAAAGATGGGTCGGCCATATAAATTTCTTATCATTAATCCGTCGTTTTCCTCATATTCTTTTTTTAGGCTTTCTTTTAAAGATTCGACACCGAAATGTTCTTTTATAGAATGGACAAACTCCTCTGGGTAATCAATTTCTTTTTTTAGGTTTCTAATCAGGACATCGTTGGTTGCTCCATACATCATAGAAATAATAGAAGTTTTAATGGCAGAACGATGTTTTTTAGCATCAAGATTTAAATCCTTTGCCGAGGCAAGATAAATGTCTTTGGGGATTTCACTTGCATTTTCTTTCATCGCAAGTAAAATTCTAGGTTCAAGAGATTTAAAGTCCAAATAATAAACGGTGCCATTGTCACCCCAGAGAGATTTAACAACCTTTCTATAATCTTTTCGAAGATGAAGAATGGCCGGACCCTCCTGAATACCAAGCCTTCCGGTAAGTGAAGATGTCCGATCATATTTTATCTTTTTGCAATAATGTTTATTTAGATGTTTTATCCCAGGCTCAAACGTTTTTAAGATTGACTTACTTGATGCTTCGTTTCCATCGTTGGTAAATTGCTGATATAGGTCCATGTCAATTACTGCACGATTCAGGTTTTTGAAAAGCACCTCATACGATTTGAAAAAATTAAAATAATATTCGAATGATAATTTTTTACAGTCTTCAAATACCAATTTTGTTATTTTCTCAAGCTCATCGTTGTATATTTTTTTCGGTATGACTTTTTGCCATGGGAAATCCTTTTTCAAAGGTCCGGGCTTTTCCGCCTCGTGATTTTGGATAAGCTCATAAGCTTTTTTAAATCTTTCCGGTGGGAATGTTCGATACGGAAGACCATACAGCTTACATATCTGCCAATAATCTTTACTAGGTATTACCAGGCGTTCCGGTTTAGACTTTCCGACAAAATCGGAATAATGCTTCTGCACCTCACCATTGCTATTTATCAGCAAATCGAATTTTTTAATACCTAGAAGTCTGCGTTGTAGTAAAATTTCCACTAAATTACATCTTCCCAGCAAATAGTAATATCTACCGGGCAAACGTTCTCATCGGCAAGTCTTTTAGACCCTGGCCAGCCTGTTTTTAGGGATACGCAAGAAAAGCATTTGCCAGTCCCGGAAACAATAAATATATTCGGGTCTTCGACGTGCGATGACTTTTCCTCGAATGAAATAAAGCATTGGCCACGAAGGAGAGTCCGCCCAAGGACTTTTTGATATACGACCTTTTTTTTAATTTTTGGCATTTTTGGGAAATCTGACATTTATCTACAGTCTTATCTTACCATACGATTCTTCGTTACTTCACCATGTTTCCAGTCATGTTTTGTTTGAATAAAATCCTTCTTGACCCACTTGGCTACGTGCGTGCCGAAACGATCGTACTTAAAAGAGCTTGTCGTTCGCACGACAAACCCTTCGGCCTTATTCTTGTCACTATTAAAATCGTCAGAAAAACGCTTAATGGTATTTTTTTCACATACACCCAAATACAGACATTTTGGTGAAGATAACCCAAGTTTGTCAAACCATTCGTTTGTTGTTTCCCAGTCTAAGCACTCCATATTGTTGTTCCAAACATTAAAAGCTAAAAAATAAGATTTTAAATTACAATATTGAATCGTGTGCTTTGCAAACATATTTTCTCCAAATATTTTCCAACCTACTGGTATATCGTTTTTAATTTGTGAATGAAGGCCCTTGACCCAGTGCCTCGATGAATGATCCGCACTTTCAATAGACCTTGCATGGCAAATGTTTGAGGTAAGCCCCGTGCATTCACCATCCATTTTTTCGGTTATTACAATTTCTTTGTTTAGAAAAAAGCTATCACTATCAACCACAGTGGCTTTACTGCTTGCTCCTGGGCTACAGCCTAGATGTGGCGTCTTTGGATATTTTTTCCTTTCCATGCTAGCCATAATAAACTACTTTCATTAGAGAGAATATAACATATTTTAGAATAAATGATTTTAATCTACTTTTTATCTTTCATATTAATATTTATCATCATGTCCATTGATCTAAAAAGCCTTACTGTTAAGAATAGTTTAAATTCGGATATCTGGACAAAAGATAAAAAACTAAATCCAAAAATTAGAAAACAGCTCATTAAGATCGCCAAAGACTTCTATAAAGACCTGGATATTCCCTGGGCTGAGCTTGAAGATATTAAATTCACTGGAAGCTTGGCCAATTACAATTGGTCTAAATATAGCGATATTGATCTACATCTTGTTATAGATTATTCTTTGGTTGATGAAAATGTCGATTTGGTTGAAACATATTTTAGCGCACGAAAAAACCTATGGAATAACTTGCACGAAATTAAAATTTATGATTACGATGTTGAAGTTTATGTGGAAGATGCCAGCGAAGTACATCACTCCTCGGGCGTTTATAGCATCACAAACAACGAATGGGTTGTTGAACCACAAAAATCGAAACCTTTTATAAACAAAGAAGCGATAACTAAAAAATCAAAAGTTATTATGCGTCTAATAGATGACTTCGTGGTTGCAAGGCTTGAAGATGGTAAGTTTGAAAAGACAATTGAATCAGCGGAGCTGCTAAGTAAGAAATTGAAAAAAATGAGAAGTTGTGGCCTAGAGTCCGGTGGTGAGTATTCCGTCGAAAACCTAACATACAAAATTCTCAGAAGAAACGGCACGCTTCAAAAGCTCTATGATGCAAAAATTACCAGCTATGACAACCTTATGACAATAGGCAAAAAATAGTTTTGCTTGTTTTATTCTTCACATAGAAGTAAATCATTAACGAATTTCCGCTGCTCCGAAAAAACCAATGTCTCTTCGCTTACGGCCCAAGTTTTCCGGCCTTCAAATGTTTCTGTCGGTAGAATAGTTCTTCCAAATCTAAATCCTGGCTCTGACATCTCCCAGTCATAGTTACATCTAAGCAGCATTTCCTTTTTTAGTTGCGAATTTTTTCCATGCAATTCTTTTGCTGAATAATGATACTGTGCAGCAGAAGAAATTGAGTTTCTTTCACAATCTTTCTGCCTCCAAACCAAATAATTACAAACTTCATTTTCGGGCAGGCCAAAAACTCTCGAATCAAAAACAGCAGGCTTGATCTGGCCACCATTAAAAGAAATTTTATCCGACAGCATTGTAAAAGTAGAAGAGGCAATTCCGGCTGTTACACTTGATATTTTTTGAACTTCATTATCAAACCAGGCCTGACTTGCAAACTTTTTATACGGGTGAATCAAAATGGAAATTTCATCACTCTGGACATACGCCATTTGTGCGCCCTGGATTTCTTTGCATAGTTTTATTGCAGTCTGATCCATTACTTGGTTCAAACTTTTGCAAAACAATTCCTTGCACCCGGATGTATAGGTATGAAAAGCTTTTCCGTCGAGCCGACAAACTATCGGCATGCGATGAGGTAAAGAAAATTTATAAACACTTTCGTGTTTTTTCATACGGTCGCCAAGTGAAGTTTTATCTCCCATTAAACGATGATATCATAAAAAACCCAGGTTTCCCTGGGTATTAAAGTTTATTTTGATTTTTTTACTTCGTTTTCTTTTTCGAGAATATCTCGGTATAACTTCTTAATCTTTTGCTTTTTTTCCTGCAAAGATTTAAGCACCTTGTTGTTTCGCACTTTGCGGGCACGAGTCTCGGCAATTTTTTTCATTTTGCCAGTCTTGACTGCTGTAATTTTTCTATCAAGTTCTTCTTCAAGAACTTCGTAGATTGTGTCACGAACAGTCTCTAAAAGCTGATTTCTATTCTTCTTCTGTATTTTTTTCATTGTTTGACTACCTTAATATATTAAATTCACAAAACAGGCTGGAATAGGTTTGTTGGCTTTGTTTGGCTTCGAGCATATTTTAGCTTTATCCTGTTTTTGATTTAGACTAAGAATAAGTATATTTTTGATATACTTTTTTCATTTTTTATTAGCCGAGGGTAGCAACCTTCTTCGTTGGCTGTCAGCCAACCCTTCTAAATAGCCCGGCTCGTCGCATTGAATCTTCAATCAAATCAAAATACTCTGCCACTCTTTCCCATTTTTGCTCTTTCGGTGCAAAAATATAGATCACAACAAGACCAAGGAACACCAAAATGGTTGCGACGCTCGCTAAAACACAGAACAAAGTTGTGTATATGGAAAGCGCACAGTCACGAATTATTTTACTAGGGTCTTCTTTCGAGATTTTAATTAAAATTTCTTTCATTTCTTCGGAGCACTCAGCTCCATGGAAATTCATTAATTCCATTCCACAAATTGCACCTTCACGAATAAGGGGGCTCGGGTGGGCAATTCCCCTTTTCATATAAACAAAAGTTTCCTTACTCTGGTCTATATTACCAAGGTGCTCTAAAAGTAATGAAACGAAAGCGTTGCTCATTTGTTGCCTCGCCATTTCAATAAAACTTGAATGGCTTTTTTAAGATTTCTTGTACTGTTGTCGATGTGTGTTAAACTTAAATTACTATGTGGGTCTTGCAACTCCATCATCAGGCAATCCAACTCCTCTTTTAATTCAGCAAGGACAGGGCCGACCTGAATCCTTCGTTTGGTGTCATCAACTTTCTTTAACTTCTTCTTCTTCTCAGCTGCCAGGCGAGTAATTTCAGAAAGACTTTTGCTATATTCTTTAAAGGTCACGCCTAATTCTTCTGCCTGTTTCTTCTTGACCTCTCGACGAGCTTTTGCTCTTAGGCGATATATGGTTTGCCTTGACTTTTCAACGGCTTCGTCAAATAGCTTGTGCTCTGTATTAATATACTTCTTTGGTTTATAGAGAGAGGTGAAATTGACCTCTTGCCAATTGCTGCCGCTGTCAAGCGAGTATAGTCTTATTATATCGACCTGATCGTCGAAGTCCCACGATGAACGTGGGTTCGCACGACGGGAGGTCAAGTCAATGTTCCACCTTACCCAGATATGCGAATGTTTCTTCGTTTCATTAAGTTTCCGTGGCCAAAGCTTAAAAACGTCACTATCTAACCAGTGAGGTAAAGTCACCCTGGGCGTTAATAGGGGCAACCCAGTAGTTCTGTCAAAAAAATTTTTATATAACCCAGTTTGCCTTTTGCTCATCTTGCCTCTAAATGTAAATTCAAAATAAAATCTAAGCAGGCTGCGGTGTGCAGCCTGCTCAGGCTTTATTTTCTTTTATAGCTTGCTTTTGACAAAATTGTACGCTTTGGGAAGTAGCCAAGTAGCAAGAACCGACACACCGGCCAGCTTTGCAACTGTCAGCAGAGACGGAACGCCATACAACACTACAGCAAGAAGCAACAGCACCACAAATACTGCCGCCGTGTTTTTTAAAAGTTTCTTATCTAACATATCTTTTACCTTTCTAAACATTTAATGTTCATTATACCCTTACCCAGAAAAATATAGTTTTAAACACAAAATACAGAATTCATAATTCATAAATGTTTATTGCAACATTTTTATTTTTTATTGCGCCTTTAATTACATCGGCAACCTTGTCTTTTTCTAGTCCGCCAAGCCCGCAACCTATCCAGGGCATTGACACAGATTTTATTTTATTTTTCACCATATAAAAAACCAACCTTCTCATGCTTTGTTCAACAGCCGAATAAGTTGCTGGGAACTTCCAGTGATCTTTAACTGCTAGGTTGAAAATCATTCGATCTTGTCGTTCTAAAACATTGTTATTTTCAACAACAAGTCCTTCATTTTCTTTCCAGACCCAACAATCACCAGGCACAATTTTATTTTCTTGACAGTCTATTCGGTACGCTTGATACATTTCTGGAAAATGTTTCTTGAAAATTACTGCCACCCCTTTACCAAAAACCCCACAAACATTAATACCATGGGCCATATGATCTTGACAAGAAAAAAGGTCTCCTTTTATAATTTTAACAACACCTGTCATGTTCTATCCTTTCATACCAGTTCGGCATCCATTTTTTAATCTCTTCCAACGTAAGATCAAACTTAGCTCTATTAACAATATATGCACACAGAACAACGTTTGACTTAACATATCCTTGTTTGGGGATTACTCGGTCTACCGAAAGAGTGGGCCGGTGTAGGCCAACCCCCTTCTTAAGAATCATCTTTTCGTCCGTATAAAAGCACAATGCGTTTTGTTTATAATATAAATTTAGTAAAAACTTGGCTGTCAAGTTAAATGGAATATTATTTTTTTTACAACGCCTTTTGATATTTTTAATCTTCTCTCGAAAGTGACGACCAGGATTATTATTAATAGCTTCATGTTCTTGCTTGTAATAACAAGACTTGCAAAACGAGAAATACCCCACTCTCATTACATTGTTATAGCAGCGATTTACCTTAAAACGACATAAAGGTTTAGTGTTAAAACATTTGCTACATTTTGCGTGTTTGCTATCAACAAATTCAAGTTTTTTTGGAAATTTCCGTTGCAGATTATTTTCTTTGGCAAATTTAGTAAGCAGAGCGTTAGAGCAGTTTATACCTATTTTTTCTTTTATTTCGCTATGTGTTAAATTCGTTTTCAACAAATTAATAATTTTTTGTTTTTGTTTGTAAGATATTTTAGATTTTTCTTTATTGCGTCGGCCTAGATTTTTATATCGGCATTTTGAACAAACGCTATTGTTTTTTTCAGCACGGATGCATTCGTATTTTATCTTGTAGAAAATATCAACAAAACACTGAGGACATTTTCGTTGTGTAATGTTTGGGATCATGCAATTATGTTAGTTTGCAATACAGGTATTGAACAATTCACCCCGTGGCATAGGTTGTCACTGACCTCAAACAAATTGCCTTTTATAATTTTAAGTTTTTCCATTTTCTATTTTTTCAAAAACTTTCTACCAATAAAAACAACCGTGTCGTTATACAGGCACCTAATTCGGTCTGATGCATACCAAGGCGGAACGGACGCTTCTAGGGCCATAACAATGGAATTTTGAGGTATTTCTATTGTTTTTTTATTCGAACTTTTAATAGCTTCGATGAATGGAATTTTTGTTACAACCTTAAAATATTCTTTATGAATCTCCTCTACCAAAGGATCAACCCTGAGAAGTTCGCCCACTTTACAATAAAAAACCATAGATAAATACTTGTTTCACCTCGACGGGTTTGTAAGAACGAAGCCTTTCCAAGCTTCTCTGGATTTTACTTGAATAAATTCCTCGGTCCCATCACTGTTATAAACTAAAGCAGTTAAGTTCCCGCCATACACCGCCCCTGTGTCAATTCCTATAGTACGGCCTCCACGCTTCGAAATCCTTATTGCAGGTTTATTAAACGAATAGACATCGTGCCCATAAACTATATCGATCACACCTTCATATAGGTCGGTCCAATGAACAGAATTTTTCGGCTTTGAGAAATCATTAGGAAGTCGGGTCCGCTCGTGTGTATTTTTATCAATATACCTTGTAAGAAGATATTCTATTCGAGGCCTGTCTGTCAATTTTTTGTTGCTAGGGATGACTCCGGCATGTACGACTACTGCATTATACTCTGGCAGCTCTAAGCAATATTTGCCATTTTCTAAATATTTTAAATGTTCATCATTTAATGAGTCCCAAATTTTTTGCTGACTATCGGAAAAGACAACAGGAATATCTGCTGTTTTGTCTATATAACGCTTTTTATACTGAATGTACTTGTCGTCATGATTTCCAATGACAAGCTCGGCGCCAATGGAAATCGCATACTCAATCACCTCGGCTGTTTGGGGGCCTCGATCTACAAGATCCCCGCACAGCACGCATCTATCAACTCCTTGAATATATTTTGTTTTGTTTATCAGTTGGACGAATTCCTCAAGCATGCCATGAATATCACCAATGCAAATAATTCGTTTTCTCATCGTAAATTACTTTATTCGAACGACCACTTAACTCCGATTTCCACATCGATCGAGGGAATTTTTGCATGGTTTGCAAGGTTGTGCTTAAGGCAATCTTTGGCTGTAAGGTACCAATCGGCTCCTCGTCGCTCTGTTACTTTATCATAAAAATAATCCTTTTCCTTGCCACAATTTTCTGCCATTCGCTTATAGATAAGTCTATTTAGCCTTGTAGTCTCGTCGGAATCTGCTTTTATGTCAGCTTCCTTACCCTGAGAAAAGGAAGATACGTCATGAATTAAAACCGTAGCATTGGGAGCGACATACCGATGACCTTCTGCTCCACAAGAAAACAGAATGGCGCCGCAGGACATGGCTTTACTCTCAACAATAGTGGCAATGGGAATCTTGCAATTGTCAATTGTGTCAATCATCGACAAAAGAGAATAGACAGAACCGCCGTATGAATCAATAACAACAGGAATGATATTTTGCTCCGACTTCACTGCGTGGGCCTCGGCAATTTCAATTTCGTGTCTAAATTTCTTAGCGCTTTCTTCATTAAAATTTCCGCTAAAAACCACATACACTGGCAAATCCAGTGATTCTTCTGGCTTGGTTAGTCTAACTCTAGGATCTATATTTACGATGTACCTCATTTACGCCCTTTCTATTTATTATTGCTGCTATTCTCGTTTGTCATTGACAATTTCATTAATTTTTTTAAAACTTCTAACGTTAGTTTGGCATCAAAATCAGCGTTGTGTGCCTTTGAATAATCCAGTTTAAAATACTCGGCAAGAGAACCCAAACTGCAACTCAGAGCCGGGGGCAAATGCCCTGTCATTGCCATAAAATGAGCGATCGTGCCGGTGTCCAAAACTCTATGTGAGTAATATGCACCCCAATGGCCAAGCCGACGGTTAGACTTTTTAAGAAGATGCTTTTTAACAAATTTTATATCAAAAGCAACATTATGTCCTATCGGCACCATCTTTTTACCGAAGGCATGCCTAACAGAAAAATCGTTGAACATAACTGCGGCCTCGGATTCGAGAATGGCATGCTTATCGTGTTCGACTAGATCTATATTGTTAACCACCAGCGCTCGTGGATCAACCTTATACAAGCCATCGGCAGGTTTTATTTTCAAATCAATTGTATCAACCGGCTTAAATGTTGAATCTAAAACCATCCCATATAAAGTCAGTAATGAATTATCTGACTTTATACCACCTGTTTCACAATCGAATACAAAGTATTTTTTTACATCTGTCATTTTAGACCGCAAGCAAAAAAATTGTCAGCAAACCAAGTGCCATTACAGTAATTAAGATAACCCAACTAAACACTTTCAGCAGATAGTTTTTCAACCCCGGTAAAGATTCAACTTTCATATTAGATTTAACAATTTTTAGATTCATTACTTTTAATATACTAACCTGTCTTGGTGGAGAAATAAACCACTTTTACAAATCTATTGATCTCTTCCAAGATTCCATAAAAGAAATTGCATTTTTACTGCCAATTGGATTTGCGCTATGTACGACGTATTTCGGGATTGTTTCTTTTGAGTTAAAATGTTCGCACCAATACTCGAACAGCTCTTTCAAAAATGTCATTATAGTATCTTCGCCGCCAAGGTCGTGGTCCAGGCTCATTATACCTGGCATTGTTTTTTGATTTTTACAAATTACAATTGCTTCCGACGAGGTTCGAGCAATTATCCAAGTTGTGTCAGGCGGGTTGCGAACATCATCCACATACAGCTTCCACATAGTGACTACATCCAATCTTTATAATAAGTTTGTAAAACTCGATCGTCAATGGCTATGCGATCGCTGTTTTCAAGCTCCTGTATGTTGTCCCAAATTATCTTTCCTTTTCGGTATATCTTAGAACAAAAATAAAACATCGCAAGTGGCTTATCTATCATGGTTTCTACTTCAAGATAAAGGCACTTTATTTTAATGCGGCATCGATCAAGGTTAATTCTTGGTTCTTCCAAAAGCAAACAGAGGGTGTTGTTATTTTGATATTTGATAAGGTCTCCCAGTTCCAACAAAGGAACCGGGCGGACAGTAGAATAACGCTTGTGGCTGTAATCATACATCTGTTCAAATTTTGGCGGCCACTTGGTCGGCTGTTCGATGTTCCCAGGAGTATTTTTCAAGAACTTCAAGGATATACTCCTTGTGTTTGTTTTTGAAAGTCCAGGCTTTGGTTTTGGGGCTATACTTGCGCTCTTTGCAATTTACCACCTTAAGCTCTTTGATAAAAGCAAACATGTTTTTTGATTTATCCCAAGTGAAACTCAAAACAAAATCATCCTTTTGATTTAGGATTTGACACGGAGCCTGGGAAAAGGTCTGAACAGGAGTGATGGGTTTAGGCGGTGGTGCTAACGGTGCCTTTGTAGTTGGTTCCACACTGGGCGAATCCGGTTTGACCCATTCTTCAAGCCGGGCTACAAAATATTCCTCAGCCTGTTTGGACACTGCGGACAAATCAGCATCATACATCGGCCAATATTTGCTAACATTAGCTAAGAATTTTTCATATTCGGCAGCCGGGGCCGAGTATGGCGTTTTGTCGCCTCGGTATCGAGGAGTAGAAATACCACGGATTTGACGCATGGCTCGCCAGCCAAATTTACAACTTGTGCCTTCAAGCCAAAGCTTACCATTTTCAAACCAAACTTTTGCTTTGGATTTTGAAGCTCGGCCTTCAAGGATGCTGGCAAGACCGATATAGCCGAGCGACTCAACGATTTTAATCAACCGATCACGAATTCCAGGTTGATTTTTGTAACTCAAAAACAAATCTATGTCTTTGACTTCATCCCGGAAATCAGCTCCGCAAAGCTTAAGTGAATCATTTTCGAGATTATTGGCCTGGACCTTTTGCGATTTTTTTACAAACCTCTTCTTAAACTTAGAAAATCGACTTTGGATATCCGGGTGGAGCGAATCTTCGTGTGTCCCAAGAACCAGAGCACTTACCACGGGAAGGTTTGCCATGATAGCTCTCGCATAAAGACTGTTATTTTTCTTTCTGCAAACCGGGCCAATGCCACACTCTTGTGACGCAGGGTCGGTAAGTTCGGCGTGACAACGTGAGCAGTGACGATAGGTGCTAATTGAGCTGTTAGAATACATTGTTTATCCCCTCTTTCCTTACTTTAATTATAACAAATCTTGACACTGTTTTAAACCAATTAAAGGTATTTTAAGGCACTAAATCATCCTAATTTCAACGATTTCATTCGATTTAATCCAATAATTT